GTGAGTCTAAGAGAGGAGTCTAGTAATCGTAAGTCTAGTCCAGAAATTTTTTCATCCTGTAAAAAAAAGAGCTCTAGAAACTTTCAGATACTCCGCGTACCTGTTATAATTATACTGTATCAATCAAACAATATACAAATGAATAACTTTTTAATTGATCATACAAACCAGGCGCAGGCCCTCGCCTCCATCGCGGATTCCCTTTCCGCGATCAGTGTATGTGCTCAATGGGCTACTGTAACTCTAATCATGGTCACTATTGCTCGTTTCGCTCAGTGGCTAACAACCGAAGCTTAACCCTATGAAACTCTTGTACTGTAATACTTGCGGTGATACCTTCGGCCTATCGTATACTACCAAGACCTGCCAGTGCGGCGAGTGTGGTGGACATTACGAGAGAGACGGTCTAAATGCAACGGCCTACGGTAACGCCACGCCACTCGGATTTGCTAATAGCTCTTTCAGGGACGCAAGGGAGACCCAACCAGAGTGGGGAGCCGGTCGTGAATTTACTGCCTTTGTTATTCCTAAGGTTTGTCCTACCTTTAAACTGGTACCTTACGAGGAATACATACCCTCGGATGGTAACGACTACGGAGACGCCTTTGATGAACTAATGGATAAGGCAACACTGGACGCAAAATGGTCTAAGATAGAAAACGTCTTTAGGGGCGGTGATAGCGAATACTAATAGAATAGAATCATGAAAAGAATGACAAAGACTACAATTACCCGCTGGGCAGAACTGGCGGTATGGGGAATTGCTAATGCGATCTTAGGACTGCTGGTTTGCTGTATAGGATTTGCAATGGCTGTTGCGTTTTGCCATGTGGTGGGATTGGACACTTCCTGGGCGCAAGGGATCCTATAGAGACTAGGGGAACTATGTGCTGCAGTGTGCGACCGCCATTAGATAATGTGCCGACCATCTAAGAACTAGAAAAACAAAACTTTTTACTTTAGATTCTTTCAGAATAAACTTTTAGTAGTTATAATTACTACAAATAACAATAACACTTTTATTTACTCTTAAATTTTTAAACCATGTCACGAAACTTAAATGACTGGATGATTACCGAACCTATTAAAGGTAATCACTATAAGCTTTGGAAACTCCTCCCTGGCTCCGTGTTTGCTATCTCTACCCCTATGGGACCCTCTATGTTTGAGGTTATCTCTCAACGAGGTACACTTACTAAATGCAAAAGCGGAGATACCGTTACTATGATTGATTCTTCTAATGAAGTGATCTATGAAGTAATGGGTACCGAGGCGGAGTAACCTTAAACACTCACACACTTTTCGAGTTCTGCACCTCTACATAAAATTTTAGGTGCTATCAATCTGGGGATGTAGCTCAGTTGGTTAGAGCAGGACTCTTATACAGTCAAGGTCATGGGTTCAAGTCCCGTCATCCCTACAACTCGCGTGTGAGGTTTAAAGCGACCGTGCGCTTAACCACGGATTTACTAAAAAGGTCTAGGTGATTCCTTTTAAGCCTAGTCCATAAAATTAATAAAGGATGCAAGCAATAGCATTACCTGTTAACCTATTGCCTAAAGATATTATTACGGGTGTACTCCGATACTCGTGGAGGACTATAACATCGAGTAGAGAAGGTGAAGCGTGTATGCCACTGTCCTGAAAAGGCAGGCGCACACCAACTCGATTATTAATATTTTTAAAAAATGTATGATAAAGAAAAAGACCCTGCCTTTATTGACAATCCGTATCTGACTGATTATGATCTAATGATGAGTCCTTGTGATAACCCAAACCCCCCATCATGGTGTGAAGGGACAGGCGGTCCGTGTAACAACCCAAATCATGGACCATATTGCGATGGTGTACATAGTGTTCCAATTGATGGTGGATTTTTACTTTTGACTATTTCTATGATTTATGGTATGTACTTAATTCGTGCGTAAGTAAAAAAGCTTATCATTATCAAATTTGATATAACCTCGTAGCTCAGTTGGTTAGAGCATCTCACTTTTAATGAGAGGGTCCTGGGTTCGAGTCCCAGCGGGGTTACTTAATTTAAACTAAGTATAAATGCATAGTAAAAGTAGAGGCTCGCCTAATGTTTGATTTTCCTTAAATCAAAACAATGCGTAAGTTACGTAAATGGCGAGTAGAGATTATCCATGTTAATGGGTACACCGCTCCCTCCATACCTGTCTGGACTGAGGGTGACAGATTATGGAAAGCAGAAGCTAATGCTATTGAGACTGCAAAGTCACAAAGCAGATTGGCTGACTTTTCTCAGTATACCTTTAAGGCGGTTCACTTAAACCCTGAACCTTCTGAGGAGTAAATCAATTGGGTGGTCGGTTTCTATCGGCCACCCAATTAAACTAAATAATAGTTAATCAATATAATAATAAACAAAGTTATGGCAAAGCTACTAAAGAAAAAATACCGCAGGGAAAAAGACGAGTTAATTAATGCTCTTCTTAAGGAAGATCGAAGAACTGTTGTTCTAGGTATTGAAGTTTTAGAAACATCTAAGTTAAAAGGGTACCTCATCTATGAGTGCACATACCTAGATGCTGGTAAAGAAAAGGTTATCAATATCATTGCACAAGATATTACTGATGCTATGTCAAAGCTGGAAAATATACTAGGTTCAGGAATTCCTGCACAAACCGCTAGTCTTATACTAGGTAATGAGAAATTTGCAAACATACCAAAAACTCCTCTAGGATAAATAAAATGGTTGTATATAAGATCACAGCAAACGGTGTTACACAAAGCACTACAACAGGTGTCGAGCTATACGCATCGATACTGGATAAGTTTAATATTGAATATAAAATAGAAAAAGAAAATGACTAAAGAAGATTTTAAAGGCCCTAAAGTATTAGTTGACTTTTGGGCTGAATGGTGTGGCCCATGTAAAATGATGAAGCCACGCATAGAAAAGTTTGCAGAAGAAAACCCAGATGTTAAGGTTATCTTTTGTAATGTAGATGAAGAGCATGAAATGGCACAACATTTTGGTATTAGAAGCATTCCCACACTCGTCTATTTTGAAGACGGTGAAGTCATAGGTAAAAAAATAGGGTCTGTTAGTGATATTCAAATTAAAGAACTTGTTGGAGTATGAATCTGATTCAATATATTACGATATACTTTTTGGTTGGAGTTGCATGTTCATTTTCATTTGAAACGATCTATCGCAAATTAGGAATGGATGAACCTAGTACTGGTGAAAGATTCTATTGGCTATTTCTTTGGCCTATCTTTGTCCTCGTTTTTATATGGGGTGCATTTTTCTTTAATGATGATGACGATAATTAATTTCAGTTTTTCTTTCACTTCATATCCATACTTGTTATAATTATACTGTAACAAACAATTTAATAAAAATGAAAAATTACACTGCAACTGCTTCTGCTGCATTTCTTCTTATTATTGGAGGTCTTGCTATAACGCTGCTACTTACGTGGCCAATGCAAATCCTTTGGAACATATGCTTAGTACCGGCAATTGATCCTATCAATGAAATTACATTTTGGCAAGCATTAGGAATAAATGTTTTATTCTCAATAGTCTTCGGTAAAACTGGCCTAACAAGTAAAAAGTCTACAAAATAAAATGAATGCCGCTGTGGTGAAATTGGTAGACACGAGGGACTTAAAATCCCTTTCGCCGAACGGTGAGTGCCGGTTCGAATCCGGCCAGCGGTACCAATCTTAAATTAATAATTATGAAAAAATTTAAAAAGGACGACAAAGTCAAATGGATTTCTAAAATGACTATTGTTCCACACCCTGAAGGAAAGACTGACCGTAAAGGTGAAGTACTTCCAGTATTCCGTGATAAAGAATGCTATGGTCGAATCATTAGCGAAACCTCTAGGGGCCGATGGACGGTAAGACCAGACTGGGCAGAGGAGTACAAAGATAAAATGTGCGGTGAACGCTATTATGATAAAATGATTAAAGAATCTGAACTTACCCTTATCTAACCATGAGTATTGAAGTAAAAGAAACACATGAATTTGAAATGCCGATGGATATTCAAATCGAAGAATCTAAAGAAGTTTGGTGGGCATCTACTATCGAATATGATCTTACCGTTAATGGCCAAGAATGGTCTGTGAGAGTTGCTGAAACTCCTAAGGGTACTGACTTCTATTATTTTACTGAAGACGGTTGGGAACCTTTTACTGAAGAAGGCGAGGAACCTGTACTTGATGCGATTTACGAAGCATGGTCTGACGGAGAATTAATTCACGAATAACAATATGGACCAGTAGCTCAGTTGGATAGAGCATCTGCCTTCTAAGCAGACGGTCACAGGTTCGAATCCTGTCTGGTTCACAAAGAGAGGTATAGTGAAGCTGATCAAATTGAGAATAAGGTAAAGGTTAACCTCTCATTAATGCAGTAACCTTGAAAGACCCGAAATACCTCTCGACGGACTTTTAGCTCAGTTGGATCTTTTTGAATATATAAAAAAACAAATACTATGATAAACATATATGGCACAAATGCAGGTGGCACTCCTACAGGATGGACCACTAAGATTACATCCCTAATGAATGTTGCTGAGTACGGAGTTTATGATTCAAAAGACTATGATCAAGCCCAGGCAAATTTACCTTGGATTGTTGCATTAGAAGATGGTGAAGACAGACTGAAAATAGCAAACAGTATATTAAAAGGATCTACCTTTTATCAATTCTTTGATGGCTGTAATAATTTAGCCGGCGTTGACTTCGGTGAAGGTTTAGTTGTTGGGTGTTGCTCTTTGATTAGACCTAATACAAAAATTGGAAATCAAGTTTATATCGGCGCAGGTACTATCATTGATATTGGTTGTACTATTGGTGATGGTGTAACTATTGGAGATAATGTAACCGTTGGAGAAAATGTTACTATTCCAGCTAATACCGTTATACCATCCGGTTCTGTAGTTACCGCAGAATAATATTCATAGAAAATACATTACTTAAATAAAGCCTAGAGTCTTATGATTCTAGGTTTTCTTTTGTTAAACCTTTTTACATTAATGTATATAATAATAAACAAAAACTAAATTATGGAAACACTTTATTTTACTTTAGGAATACTTACGGTCCTTGTTATATTAGGGGTCATTGGTATTGTTAAGGTCTGGCAGAAGGTTTCAGAATTGTCAATCATTGAAGACGATTTAAGAAACCACATTAATTTAATTGCAGATGATCTAAATACAGAACTGCATAACTTACAAGACTTAACAACAGAGGATCTTAACAGAATCGAACGTGGCTTTATAGAAGAAACATCTGAACTATCCAGAATGGTAGATTCTCGTTTAGACAAATTCGATCATAAGGTTAATTCTCGCTTAGATAAATTTGATTCTACATTAGGTAGTATTATAGTTAAATTTAATAAGTAATAAAACCGTGAACGGTATTTTACCCCTTGGTGTAATTGGCAACACGTCTGATTTTGGTTCAGAAGAGCGTAGGTTCGAACCCTGCAGGGGTAACTCTCGGGATGTGGCGCAGTTGGTAGCGCACCGCGTTTGGGACGCGGGGGTCCTAGGTTCGAGTCCTAGTATCCCGACGAAAGGGCTGCAGAATATTCTGCGGCCTTTTTTTATAAAAGGATTACCTTAAAGAAAGCTAACGAGTTTCACTCGCTCCTAAGCTAACTTTAATTAATCATATACTTTCTTTAATAACTAAATTAATCAAAACAAATCATGAAGAAAACAAAACATTTAATTATTTCAGGGTTAATGACATTACTCACTACGAGTATGTTTGCCCAGATTACAGGCCAAGTAAAAGACTTGGCTACTAATGAACCTATTCCAGGTGCTAACATTATTGTTACTGGCACACAGGATGGTACAATTACTGATATGGATGGTATGTTCAAGCTTGGAGTGGAGCCTGGGACACCATTACAAATTTCATTTATCGGTTATGCTACATTAGATGTAGAGGCTACGAATGAAATGAAAGTTTCATTATCTATATCTGATAATGTACTAGGCGAAGTTTCAATTATTGCAAACGTTGCCGATTTTGCTAAGATCAGAGAAACACCAGTTGCAGTATCAACTATTGGTCCTTCTGAAATTTCTCTAAAGATTGGAAACCAAGAATTTCCGGAAATTATGAATACCACTCCTGGTGTATATGCAACCAAACAGGGAGGTGGTTACGGTGATTCTCGGATTAGCCTTCGCGGATTTGATCAACGTAACACATCATTCCTTATTAACGGTCAACCTGTTAATGACATGGAAAACGGTTGGGTGTATTGGTCTAATTGGCAAGGTTTAACTGATGTTGCATCAGGTATCCAAATCCAAAGAGGTCTAGGTGCTTCTCGTCTTGCTGTACCTTCTGTAGGTGGAACTGTTTCTATTTCTACTCGTGCTGCTGATAAAGAAGAAGGTGGATCTGTGGCGGAGACTATCGGTAATGATGGTTATAATAAAACATCTATTGTCTATAACACAGGAAAAAATGATAATGGATGGGCATCCTCATTCTTATTAAGTAAGTGGGCAGGTAATGGATATGTTTATAATACTTCAGGTGAAGGTTGGACATATTTCGGCGCAATAGGTTATGAACCTGAAGGTTCTAATCATAAGCTTAACTTATCCGTTTTAGGAGCTGGGCAATGGCATAATCAACGTGATGTGTGGGTTTCTATTAGAGACTTCCAAAACTTCGGCGATCCTAATGATGATGGTATAGACCAGCGATGGAATTCCAACGGTGGTACCTTAAACGGTGAAGAATACAGTATGCGTCGTAATTTTTATAACAAGCCATTAGCCACATTTAACTGGGATTGGGATATTAATGAAAACCTTACTCTTAATACTTCAATTTACGGATCTGCTGGTAGAGGTGGTGGAACTGGCCCTCGAGGTAAAAACTATGATGTTTTACCTTATCGTAAAGACTTATATGAATTTATGTATGAGGATAGTGTAACGCAATTCCGTAATGATGATGGTACTGTTAACTATGATGCAATCGTAGCAGATAACCAAGCAGGTGCTGGTGATGGTTACGGTGTAACAGATTCATTGACATCGAGCCCATTCTACGGTCAATTAGTTGGATCTAATGGTTATGACGAGAATGGAGTATATAGTGGTGGAATGGTTCGTAGAGCTTCCATGAATTCTCATGATTGGGTTGGTGCAATCTCAAACCGACAATATGAAAAAGGGAATTGGAGAACATCACTCGGGTTAGATCTTCGTAGGTATAAAGGTTATCACTATCGTGCTATGAATGATCTTCTTGGTTTCGATGCTTACTATTCAACAGGTAATGATAATAACAGTGGTCAATTTATTAATACTACTGTTGATGCATCACCTTTCCAAAACACTGGACTTAATGGACCTAAAATTGATTACTACAATGTAGGTAATGTTAATTGGGCAGGTGTTAATGGTTTGGTTGAATATAGCAGTGAGGATAAATTAACTGCGGTTCTCCAAGGTGGTTTATCCAATCAGTCTTATCAGAGAGAAGATTATTTTGACCAACCTAATAACCCTATATCTGATGTTGCTAACATTGGTGGTGGATATCTTAAAGGTGGTGCCAACTATAACATAGATAATAAAAATAACGTCTTCTTTAATGCAGGCTTTATTTCTCGTCAGCCTATGTTTGATGGTGTCTTCCCAAGCTATGCTAATAACATTAATGATGATCTTCAGAATGAAGAAATCAAATCTGTTGAATTAGGATACGGTTATATAGGAAGTGAAGTAACAGTTAAAGCAAATGTATATGCAACTACCTGGGGTAATAGATTCCGCTCTTTGTCATTAACCAATGCACAAGGCATAGACGGTTTTGCACAGTTTAGTGATATTGACGTTCAACATAATGGTATTGAATTGGAGGCTACTTATAGACCAACCAATCGCCTTAAGTTTAACGGGATGCTCTCTGCTGGTGATTGGCGATATACTAAAGATTTTACTGCTACATTATATGATGATCAGCAACAAGAAATCGGTAATGGTACTCTTTACTTAAAGGATGCTAAAGTTGGTGATGCTGCACAATTTACTGCAAATGCAGGAGTTGATTATAGAATAGGTAAATTTAATGTAGATGCTCGCTATCGTTTCGTTGACGGTTTATATGCTGACTATGCAATTACAGATTCTGAATTTACTAATCCTGATAACTTAGGCGCACTTCAGTTGCCTTCATACGGATTAATGGATTTAGGAACAACTGCAAGGTTTGAACTATTCGGTCATGACGCTACATTTAGAGTTAATGTAAATAACGTTCTAAACACCACATACATTGCCGAGTCAAATACTAATATCCATGCTGATGAAACATCAGATACTTGGAATGGTGTTGATACTCGTAACTTTGTTTGGTTTGGTTTCGGAAGAACATGGAACGCTTCACTTAAGTATAATTTCTAAAAGCTTTTATTATTAAAGAAAGTATTAGGGAGAGGGGCAATTGCCCCTCTCTTTTTTGTCAATAAACAATCGTGAAATATTCAATATAAATATTAATAAATACCAATTATGATAATAGTAAGAAACAATGGTAAAGAATCTATCGATAAGATGCTTAAAAGGTATAAAAACAAAACCAAGAGAGTTAAGCAAATTCAATCAATAAGAGATAGAAAAGAGTATGAAAAACCATCAGCAGTTAAGAGAAAGAAAAAACTGAAGGCAATTTACAAACAGAGCATTAAAGATAAAGTTGAAAAAAGTTCCTAAAAAATTTTCAATTCCCAAATATATTTGTTATATTTAAATAAATCAAATAAAATATGGACAACGTATCTTTTACCCTTGATGGGAACCAAAACACAGTTATCTTTGATCTTGACGGAACTATCGCAGATATCAACGATCGGAGGTCTATTTCCACAAAGGATAGCGGTAAGATGGACTGGGATAAGTTTTTTGATCCTGATAACATTGCATTAGATAAGCCTAATGTACCTGTTATTCAGATGATGAAGATCCTTAAGTCTCAAGGGCATTTTATTGTAATCTTTTCCGGCCGAAGTAAAGCAACTAAGGATGCTACAAAAAATTGGCTCTCTCAATTTGATGTACCATTTGACGTACTAAAGATGAGACCGACCGGCCATCCCTGGGCATTTATGCCGGATGATAAACTCAAGCAACACTGGTTAGATACCCTGTTTCCTGATGACAAGAAAAATGATATTCTTTGCGTCTTTGATGATAGGGATAAGGTAGTTAAGATGTGGAGAGATAACGGATTACACTGCTTCCAGGTTGCTGAAGGCAATTTCTAAATCTTACTCTATGCTAACGACTAAAAAACTATATCGCCAAGGTGGATACATCGGCGGTGTATGTGAAGGACTAGGTGAATGGAGCGGAATCCCCAGTATCTTATGGAGGATTCTGTTCCTATTTACCCCTGGATCATTCTGGGCATATTTATTAATCTGGATATTTACTAAAGAAAAAGAATAAGTTATGTTTTTTAAATTCGATAAAGACAAGCTTCTATTTGATGAGGTTTGTTTAAAGACATGGACACTTTACCTAGCAGCTATTTTAATTGCAATTGGATCTCTTGGATACTTTATAGGTAAGTCAAAAGCAAAGGAAGTTGTAGTTAAACAATTACAAGAAGGCGAGGTTGAAATTATTATTGCTGAAGTGGATAGCTTTAATGTTGAATCTTTTATACAGATGCTAAAAGATCTTAATGTACAATACCCACATATAGTTATGGCACAGTCAATCGTTGAAACTGGTCATTGGAAAAGTCATATCTTTTTAGAGAACCATAATCTCTTTGGTATGAAACAGGCAAGACGTAGGATCACTACTGCCGAAGGCACCTCAAGAAATCACGCATACTATAATCATTGGAGGGAATCCGTGTATGACTATGCATTTTACCAATGTAGGTATTTAAGTAAGATTAATTCTGAGGAAGAGTATTTTCAGTACCTAGATGCAAGTTATGCAGAAGCCAATAACTATGTAGGTTCTCTAAAGGTGGTTATTGAAAAAGAAAAACTAAGAGAGCTATTTGAATAAACTAAAAAGGAACCTTTCGGTTCCTTTTTTTTATTTCTCTAATTCAGCTCTTAAGTAATGCTTAGCCTTGACTAAGTATTCTTTGGCTAGGATAACTTTTGATTGCCACCAATGAGGTAAATCTACTTCACCTTGCATTTCTAATTGCTTCATCATTTCACCTAGTTCTTTGGCGTATCTTTCAATTACACTAAGGTCATTGGCTAACATACCAGGTTCATTATCAACATGACCTACATCAGTGTCTTCTGTTACATTTGAAGTTTTCCAGTGTTCACTATCATTAGCACCGCGAGTTGGGTGTACATCATTAAAGCCTTGGTATTCAGGAGTTCCAAATGCATTGGTTTCTGTACCTGCCATTTCATCCCAGTAATTCTTAAAGTCTTTTACGGTTCCTTTATAATGACGGATTTTATTTAAATCTTCTCGTTCTTGATTATCCATTACTTTCCAAATTTTTGTTTTAGTTTATGAATCTCCGTTTGTACCTTTAAACCCTCAAGGTCAATTTTATCCATTTTAATTTTAAGTTCATATAAAGCAATTGCATAATTATCTCCCCTATCCTGTGCTGCTCTATATCTTTGAATGTTTTCCTGTTCTCTTGCCTTTAATCTCTTTGCAGCTGCGCTAGGATCAAACTCATAATCTTCTGCCTCGTTTAGGTAATCATTAAATTTTACTATACTCATAGTTACACTTTATAATTTTTAAGAAGTTCTTTTAACTCTACAATATCGGCAGGATTTAATTGTATATAGTTTCTGCCTACATTTATTTGCATACATTTTCTACCTAAGCCGAATGACTCAACATCCTTAGGTCCTACGAATGTAGTTACTAATGCATTAGCATCACCTTTAGTACCTGCCTGGTTCCATTCACCTATATCAGTTCCTTCGTTAAGATTAGCTTCAGACATAGCAGAATAGCTTTCACATGCCTCATCTATCTTTTCGTTGATATGCTTCTTAGCTTCTTTAATATATGACTCTGCGGTATGTTCTGGGTTATCGTTAGTTTCATAACTATTAGCTTGCTCTGCTACATTATTTCCTAACTCTTGGACTGGACCAACTATTGCATCCATATTATAACCAGTTGCCTTATAGCTACTACCTAAACCGTACGATGTACTGTTACTTGCACCAAATCCTACTGGTACAAAATCTTCAAATAAATCTATTTTTTTCATTCTATGTATATTTTGATTATATATTCATAAAACTAACTCTTAAATCAGTATATAAAAATAAACAACTTATTATGTCAGAATTTTTTAGAACATCGATGGGCCGTAAATTTTATGAGAGTGATATACCTCAACTTACAAAAGTTTTAGAAAAAATTGCAACCCAAATGGAAATCAGTAATAAACTTGAAGAAAAGAGATTTAGACTTGATGAAAAATTAAGAAAGCTTCAAATTAAAGATATCAATGAAGAAAGAAGTATCGATAAGTAAAGAAGAATTCATCAATGCTTTAAATAAAGGTAAAAAATGCTATCTAAAAAAGCCTAGATCTTGGCAGAAGGTTTGGTATTGGTGGGAGATAGATAAAGAAGATCCTGATGAAAGATGGTTTATGAATGTTTATAAATCAGAGAAAAAAGGTTTAGATAATTTTAAAGAATCGAATTGGATAACTGCAAAGGATTTAGATACATGGTTAAATCACGCAGAAAGGAACGGGTATAAATATTACATTCATGAATAACTTAGTACTTGCATTTATACTCTTCTTTATCGGGCAATCATTAATATGGTTTCAATCAAATGGGCAGTTTGTATGGCCTTGGTTTAAAGAACATCCATGGACAATTTCAATCTTATTTGGTACTCTCGCTAGTTATATTTTTATTAAAGCTACCGCAGTTGTAGTAACTCATTTTGATGGTGTGTTATGGCCAGGTAGGTTTATTGGTTTTTCTAGTGGCATAGTTGTGTTTGCATTATGCACTTACATTTTTCTAGGAGAAGGCATTAACCTAAAAACAATAGTATCACTTATGTTAGCATTTGCTTTATTGTGTGTGCAGATTTTTTGGAAATGAAAGACCCTTATCAAATATTAGGAGTAAACAGAAATGCATCTGATGAAGACATAAAAAAGGCATATCGAAAATTGGCAAAGGAGCACCATCCTGATAAAGGTGGTGATGAAGGTAAATTTAAAGATATTGCAGAAGCATATGATTCATTGACTAATCCTACCAAGAAGTCTCAATTTAATTCTAATCCGTTTGGTGGTTTTGATGAATCATTTTTTGAAGACTTTATTAGAACTGGTGGGTATGGTAATGATGGGTGGGCTAACAATTTTAACCAAAGGTACGGATTTAATACTAAGGGCTCAAACACATCAGCACAAATATACATTACAATCGAAGAGGCTTACTTAGGTTGCCAAAAGGAAATAAGATTAGGAACTAAAACGGTTAGCGTTGATATTAAGCCGGGTGTTAAACCGGGTCAAAGAATGAGACTAAAAGGATTAGGTCAACGTGGAATGACAGAAGAACAAAACGGTGATCTAATTTTAACAGTTTTATTGAAAGATGATCCAGATTTTTATTTAGACCAAAAAGGATTACATACGATAAAGAGAATATCTTTATATGATGCATTATTAGGTAGTAAAGGTGAAGTAAAAGTATTTGATAAGACTATACAATACAATATTCCTAAATGTGTTAGAAATGGTACAATGTTAAGAGTGAAGGGTAAAGGGTTTCCTAGTTATCATAACCCTAGTATGTGTGGGGATTTTTTTATTAATATCCTCGTGGATTTACCAACAGAGTTATCTGAAGAACAGGAAGTGCTGATTAAAAAAATGAAAGACTTAGAAAATGGAATTTGATAATGATAATGATGAATTTATGAAGTTTCTTTTAGACCAATTGGAAAATACCAGTTGGGATCAATATATGAATTTATGTTATAATGTAATTTCAATGTTTCCTGATCAGGTATTACATTATGACGAAAGAACTGCAAAACATAAGATAGAAAGTTTAGACAGGATCTTAACCCACTTTGAAGAAAAAGAAGACTTTGAAAAATGCGCTAAGATTAAAGATATACAAGATAGGCTAAAAAATTGTTAATAACTTTTTGAAAAAAGTCTAGGAAAAATTTTCAATTCTCGTTTTTATTGATTATATTTATAATATAATTAAACAAACGGAATATGACTGAATACACAAACCTTACTTATTTACAATCCTTCTTGGATGAAATGAGATCTTCCTCTTCAGGAAATCATAAAATTGCAACTCTTAAAAAGTATGCCGATAATTCGGATGAGAATGAAGATAGAGAATTCCTCCAGAAGGTTTTCTTCTATACTTACAATCCTTATTATAAGTACAATGTTACTCCAAAGAATTGTAGGAAGAATTCAGATCTTCTAGGACATCCTAATACTTACGGTAGCATCTTTACCTTATTGGACGATCTTAGAAACCGGGTCTGTACTGGTCACTCTGCAATTGCTAATGTAAACCGCTTTATCCAAGAGTGGCCACAATGGGAGACAATCATTTATTCAATTCTTAACCGAGATCTGAATATGGGCTGTGGCACTACTTCTATCAATAAGGCAATCCACCCAGAACTTATTCCTACCTTTAAGGTGGCTTTGGCAAATGCCTATAACCCTAAGAGAGTGGATTTTCAAAGCGGTGAATGGTACGGTTCTAGAAAACTGGATGGTGTCCGTTGTATCTGCCGTAAAGAAATGAATACGGTTACCTTCTTTTCAAGGAACGGTAAAGAATTTGAAACTCTAGGTAAACTTGCCGATGAAATCTCTAAGATAGGTGGAGACTTTATCTTGGATGGAGAAATCTGTATGGTAGATAAAGATGGCAATGAAGACTTCCAAGGAATCATGAAACAGATCCGAAAGAAGAATCATCAAATTGAAAATCCTAAGTTCTTTGTATTTGATTACTTAACTTTAGATGAATTTGATGATAAGGTTGGTACCACACCTCTTACCGAAAGACTCCACAATGGATATGACCGCCTCCCAGAAAATATTAATTCAGATATGTTAGAATTCTTACCGCAAGTTCAATTGACTACTGAAGAACAATTTACCGAAATGGCTAAAGAAGCAGAAGAGGCTGGGTTTGAAGGTATCATGGTTAGAAAAAATACCGGGTATGAAGGTAAGAGAAGTCACAATCTTCTAAAGGTTAAAAAATTCCATGATGCTGAATACACGGTATTGGAATGCATCAACGGTACCATGAGATGGACAGAAAACGGAAAGCAGATTGAAAAAGAAGGTCTAAGTAATATCATTATTGAACATAAAGGCAATAAGGTGAGTGTGGGATCTGGCTTCTCTAAAGAACAAAGAGAACACTATCTTAACAATCATAATGAACTAATTGGTAAAACCGTAACTGTTCAATATTTTGAAGAAAGTCAAAATCAGAACGGTGGATATTCATTAAGGTTCCCTGTAGTGAAACACATATATGAGAATGGGCGAGATTGTTAATCTATACATACCATACATCACCTCTAGAGAAGAGTTGTGCGTAAGACGATAAATATAACATATGAAACTATTTGAGCGGTATATGAATAACAAAAGTATCACTATATTTGATGTTGATGATACTTTAGTTGTTACTAAGAGTAAGATTAAAGTACATAATCCTAAGACAGGGTTTAAAACTGAACTTACACCGCAAGAGTTTAATACATTTCAGCAAAGGGATAATGATAAGATGGATTTTTCAGATTTTCAAAACCCTAATATCCTTAAAGGTGGTATGATTATTGAGTGGGTTTTTGATATCTTAAAAAGAACAATAGCAAAAGGTAAACCGGTAGGTATCATTACTGCGAGAGACAGCGCTGACCTTATATATGATTTTTTATCTCATCATGGAATTAAGATTAACCCAGATTACATATTTGCTATTAATGATCCTAAATTAGGTTTTACTGGATCTACTGCACAAAAGAAGAAAGAAGCCTTTATGAAATTTGTTCAAATGGGCTTTAGGAACTTTAGGTTCTTTGATGATGATAAAGAAAATGTCAATATTGCAAAAAAATTGGCAAGAGAGAATAAGGATATCAAAATGGATGCTACCTTAATTAAACAGAAATGGATACCAAAATTCAGCGACTTCAAATAAAGATAAACACATTTACTGATATCTTAAAAAGTATTAAAGAGTTATCTAATTCGTCTACTACTAAAGTAGGATGTATTGCATTAAGAAAAGACTTTAGTAAAATTGCCAGTTTCGGTTATAACGGTTCTTATAGTGGAGCTGTGACTAATGATGTAACAGGTACCGAAGAGGACTCACTCACACCTGGTGAAAGTGGGTTTATTCATGCTGAGGTGAATATGATTGCTAAGTTTAAAGAATATGATCCGCAAAATTATATTATTATGCTTACACTATCTCCGTGTAAAATGTGCACTAAAATTCTAGTCAATGCAGGGTTTAAGCATGTTTATTGGATTGAAGATTATCGAAATACTGAGCATCTCCAAATCTTCGATCAATGCAAAATTACATACGGAAAAATTTCTAATCTTATAAATGACTACCATTCTATAAAGGGCTGAATATATACAAAAAATAGTATGTCCTCTTGGTTGTTGAAGCATTAACTTTTAAGCTAGCTCTTGATTTTTTTACTTACTTAAAAAAGTATAAGATTGAAGTAGATAAGATCCGCATTGGTTTTTATGACCAAGCTGCGCAAAAAACCGAATACATTGATTTTACCGGATCTTCTCAGATGAATGAGTATTATCAAAACAATTACGTACCTTTTGATAATTGTTTTGTAGGGGATTTAGTTTCTATAGAATTATTTTTAGGTCAAAGTAATTTATATGACTTTATTACTGAATATAGAGCAGAAGACTTAACAGGAAATTTTAAATTAACTCCAAGTTCATCTTTTGATACCCAAAGGAACGCCCAACGAAAACCTTTAGTAGAAAGACAATCCGAATTTATTCGTAGGGCAGTAAAGGATTATCTAAAGTATTGGTCGGAGATCTATAGAATATATACAACAGGTATTTATTCACCGTGTTATGCAGTTCCTGGGTGGTCCGAGGGTACTTGGTATTTAAATCAATTGCGAGAGGTGTTTACTGAAAGGAGTGACATAAATGAATTTCCATATGATGATGCTAACATTATTAATGAACCACCTGAATAAATAAAAAAAGACTAGATTAAATGGCATTCAATCTTAAAGAATATATCATTTACAGGGATGAGGTTAAACGTGAATTGTTTAATAATGAAGTAGATGAAAATTTCAAAGCAGTAGCAAATCCATGGGTAGATAATAGAACCTATGAACAGGGACACGTTGTTTATCACCCTGTTGAAATTATTAATGAGACTGGTGGTACTAGTGTAGAATCAGAAGCGTTAGCTTGGTGGAGAGCAAATAAGAGAACAACACAAGGAGTATTTGAAACTTCTGAATGGGATTTGATTGGAGGTATTGGTACAGGTGATTTAACAGTTAATTCATCAAATGGTTTCGGTAAGATATTAGTAAACTACACTGGCGCAACGCCATCTCTTCAGGCAGGTAACGATTTTCTTATTTCTTCTACTATACCAGATGATACTTTTAGATTGATTGCTGGTGCAGGAATGAGCTTACAGTATGATGACACTGTAAATGCAATAAAGATAATTAGCACTGGTGCCAGTGGTGAAATAAACCAAGGTACTAATATTGGCGTAGGTGGCCAAAACATTTTTGGTGGTATGTCAGGTACCACGTTAACATTTAGAGGGATAACAGCATCAAACGGCTTTGGATCTGTTTTAACAGCTACACTAGATTCTGTTAATAATAATGTAGATATTAATTTTAATGAAGCTAATATTGATTTAGCTAACCTAAACAGTGGGTTACCTAAAATAAGTATGTTATCAGATGTAAATGCACCTTCACCTAATCCTGCAGATTTTCTACAATGGAATGGTTCAAACTGGGTTAGTATTTCAGCAGCTGCTGCAGGTTTAACTGGTTCCATTGGTGCAACTGGTGTTCAAGGTCCACAAGGACCACAAGGACCGCAAGGTGATGCCGGACCTATAGGAGCAACTGGTGTACAAGGGCCTCAAGGTTTAACTGGTGCAACTGGCACAGGTTTAACTGGTGCAACTGGTACAGAAGGCCCACAGGGACCTCAAGGTGATATAGGTGCAACTGGTACAGGTTTAGCTGGAGCAACCGGGTTAACTGGCTCTGGCGCAACTGGCGCAACTGGTACCGAAGGACCGCAAGGACCACAGGGACCTAAGGGTGATGATGGTGGTTTTGGTGGAGCTTCATTTAGTTATCAATTTAACACGGAAACTTCGGTAACTGATCCAGGTTTTGGATATGTTGGTTTAAATGATGCCGCCCCGCAGGATAATTCAACAATAATGATGATTAATGACTTTGGTGAAACTGGAGTTGACATATCATCATTTTTACAAACTATAGATTCATCAACATCAATACCAAAAGGCCATGTTAGACTTTCTTCTGCAGCAGATCCAAGTGAATTCATACTTTTTCAAATAACTGATTTAACTGATATGGCAGGTTGGTGGGACATTGATGTTATTGCAACTGCATCAACGGATCCTAGCCCATTTACTTTAGACGAAGAACTTATTGTTTCATTTGTTGTAACTGGTGAAAAGGGAGAAACTGGTGCAACTGGTATTCAAGGTGCAACTGGTACTGAAGGTCCACAAGGCCCACAGGGACCGCAGGGCGATATAGGTGCAACTGGTTTAGGTTTAACAGGTGCAACTGGTACTGAAGGTCCACAAGGCCCACAAGGTGAAATAGGTGCAACTGGTATTCAAGGTTTAACTGGTGCAACTGGAGTTCAAGGTCCACAAGGTGATATAGGCGCAACAGGTGCAGAAGGACCACAAGGACCACAAGGTGCTACTGGTATACAAGGATTAGTTGGTCCACAAGGACCAGAAGGGCCACAGGGACCACAAGGTGATATAGGTGCTACTGGGTTAACTGGACCTGCTGGTTCGGTTGCTGGATCTGTGGCATACGGTGAATTAACCCAAGTCGGCGGAGTTCCTACTTTAGCATTAAGCACTACATATCAAGGTTGGTTAGGTACAGCAGGTGAATTAAATCAAATGACTAGCGTTGCTTCTGGTGGAGGTCAACAGGGTAATACTTTAGTTATTGATGCTGACGAAGGTGGTGTATATCAAATAAGTGCTACATATAATTTAGATATTGCACAAGGAGGTCTTATTTCAGCAGCCATATTTATAGGCGGTCTAATAGATTCAGCTACTGAAACAAGCAGAAGTTATCAAAATAATTCAAATGGATCCTTTAGTATTACTGATTTGGTTGATCTTAGTGGTGGTGATGTAGTTGATGTTAGATTTAAAATAGATTCTGGTACTACCACAATGACACCTATTAACATTGGCTTTAATTTAACAAAGCTAGTAGGTAACGGGGATGTAGGACCGCAAGGACCACAAGGACCAATCGGTGCAACTGGCTCCGGTGCAACTGGTGCAACTGGTACCGAAGGACCGCAAGGACTGCAAGGTTTTATTGGTGCGACCGGTATTCAAGGACCACAGGGGCCGCAAGGTTTTATTGGTGCAACCGGTATTCAAGGACCACAGGGACCGGTAGGACCACAGGGACCGCAAGGTTTTATTGGTGCAACCGGCATTCAAGGGTTTGATGGACCGCAGGGTGCAACCGGAATACAAGGACCACAAGGTGATATAGGTGCAACTGGACCGCAGGGTGCAACCGGACCGCAAGGACCACAAGGAGACCCTGGTCCACAAGGACCGCAAGGTGCAACCGGTGTTCAAGGGCCACAAGGAGATATAGGCGCAACGGGTGCAGAAGGACCACAAGGACCGCAAGGTGCAACTGGTTTAGGTTTAACAGGTGCAACTGGTGTTCAAGGTCCACAAGGCCCACAAGGTGAAATAGGTGCAACTGGTATTCAAGGCCCACAAGGACCAGAAGGACCACAAGGTAGAATTGGTGCAACTGGTGCAACTGGCATTCAGGGACCTCAAGGACCTAAGGGTGATGGTGGTGATATAGGCGCAACTGGTGTTCAAGGTCCACAAGGACCAACTGGTGTTCAAGGTCCACAAGGACCGCAAGGTGAAACTGGTCAACAAGGACCCCAAGGACCACAGGGTGCAACTGGTGTTCAGGGTCCACAAGGACCAGAAGGACCACAAGGTAGAATTGGTGCAACTGGTGCAACTGGTGTTCAGGGACCTCAAGGACCACAAGGTGATATAGGCGCAACTGGTGTAGGTTTAACTGGTGCAACTGGTGTTCAAGGACCTCAAGGACCACAGGGACCTCAAGGTTTTATTGGTGCAACCGGTGTAGGTTTAACTGGTGCAACTGGTGCAACTGGTGTCCAGGGCCCGACTGGGGTAGATGGATCAAATACTCTTAGATGGGAATATGAAACTGGTAGTATTGGGACTGCACCCACAGCTACTAAATTTAGGACGGATAACACTACTCTTACCTCTATGACTTTTCTACATATCAATTACACTGATATAAATTCTAACCTGGTTACTAATTGGGTACAAAATATAGGGGATGGCGATACAATATCTGCGTACCAAGTGGATGATACTAGTCAGTTTGGGGTTTGGACAATTAATGGAAACCCATCCTATAATGCAAACTCCGCATTATTTGTTTTGAGTAACATATCAGGTAATGGCACACTATCTGCAGGTGAGAACTGGGCATGGTCTTATGTTAAAGACGGTCCGTCAGGGCCACAAGGTCCGTCAGGACCACAAGGGCCGCAAGGTGATACAGGTGCAACTGGTCCTGCTGGTTCAGGTGGAGGTACATTATTATTTTCTTCTACATTTACAGCTAGATCAGCCCCACCGATAGTTGCCAATGGTTTTACACCTATTTATAACTTTGGTGAAGTAGGTTCAGCAGTTGAACCTGGTACTGCCACTTGGCAAGATGGGCGGACATCACCATTAAATTATAGTATTGGTGCTGGGATTGCTAATGCATTTAATTGGTATGAAGCTACAGTAGGTGCGCCAGCCGGTATTGATATAACCGATGCGGATCAATTAAGATTAAGCGGTATAGCTGGTGTTTATGTACAAAGCGATGGTGGAAATTCACCTGATATTGCCACAAGAGTTAGATTTAGTGTAATCCGACCACCTATAAACCCCTCGGCTCCTACAATTACGGATATTGTATTAGGTGGAGCTGCCTTTGCACCCAATGGGACACCAACTCTAAATTTTACCACGACAGGTGATAACGGTACGTATGTATCGTTTGATTATACATTCAACCCCGGAGTAAATATTAGCAGCGAAGATTTGATACTGATAGGTATTGGTTGGGAGATGGCCTCTGGTGACCCACCGCCGGCTTCCAACGAATGGCACTTTAGGGATATTGCACTTCGTAAAGTATAACTTAAACAATTTCTATTTTCTTGAGTATAATAATTACTAAAGGATAATAGTATGGAAAATACAGAACAGGAAAGACTTCAGTGGATTAAAGGTGATAAGATAGGTACGGTAGAAACTGTCACAGGTACTGAAGGGGAGTGGACAATATTTGCAAGCGGAGGGAGAGTATCTACTAACCTAATAGGTGAGTTCTTAACTCCCATTCAAGGTGAGCCTATGGATTTTTCTGACCCACCACCAAATTCTGCTTTAAAAGAAGCTGCAAAAACTTATAAGAAAAACGCTGTAAGTTTACCTATGGCTTCTCCCATTAGGACCCTTTTTGATAAACAGAAAAAGAATGATAAAATTAAACTTAATTTATCCTTTCCTATTGAAGTTCCTAAAGAAGCTATTTATGAAATTATTAGCTCTTCATTTGATTTAGATGAAGTCAATAATGAATTAGAATCTTTTATCGTTGATCAAATATCAGACGACTTTGTTAAAGATAGTTTAATGCAAAGCATTAAGGAATTGATTTCTACACGCTATAAAATTGACTAGTCAATTTAACCTATAATATATAATAAAATTAAGCATATGACACAATTACCAAATAGAAAACAGAGAAGAGCTGCTCTTAAATACCAAGGAATACTTAAAGCTAAATCAGAAGCATCTATTAAGGAATGGACCGAATATGTAAGAGAAAATATTAAATCTGGCGAAGAGCTCCACAAATCAAACCTCGATCGCACCATAGCTGAACAAGGCGAGGCGCAAGATAAGAAAGAAGCAAATGGTTAAGATTATACTTGAGCCTGCTAGAAATGGCGTTATAAAAAGAGTAGTCGATGATAATCACGGTGGAGGTAAAGAGCAATGGACTTCTGTGGATGTATTTGAATTTAACGACGATCATAAGAATAAGTATGAATACATCATGAGATTCTTTTGGGAGCTTTCAGAAGATCTAGGTTTAGATTGTGGCAACAAATTTGATAAAAATGTCTTAAAACTAAAGACAGAATGGGGTAGTCACTATGAACCTAACCAGAAGGAAATTGAGAGTAAAATAAAAGAACTCCAGGCAGAGATCGATTTATTAACTGAATGGAAACAAGTATAGAATTTAACTTCATATATTCTAAAGATGCAATAAAGGTAAAGTCATTCTTAGGAAATGTGCCTAGAAATATTGAGTGTATTAATTACATGGATATTTTTAATAAGCTAACCAAAAATGACTTTTATCAGCATGAACCTTCTGATGCAGTAGTTTCTTCTTATTTAATGAAACAGTTACAAACAATTTTAGATCGGTCAACCACCACATCTATTTTTTATGTTTTAGGAAATCTTAATGACCACACTATTAAAGGGATAAAAAGATATGTAGAATCTTTAACTACAAAGGATATAGTTTATAACATATATCATTCACCTGACATTAATGTAAACGGTAGCGCTAAATTTTTTCAAAATGTAGTAGAGTTTGAATGAAAGCTCATAGAATATTTACAAAAGGGCAAACTGTATATTGTCTACTGTCATCTTTTAGCAGGCCTAATGTTCTACTTCCAGTAAAAGGTCTTATTATAGATACGCAATGGGATCCTATTAATCCATTGTACAAAATTCGTATTATTAAGATGTATGATAATATGAAGTATCTTAAGTCTCATTTTTTTGATATGAATTTTAAATATGAGTTTGATAATAGAGCCAGAAAAATGCCTCTAAAGAAAGAAGATTTTAGAAATGTAAAATCATTAGAGGAACGATTCGATGAAAATGACAGAGAAAGGTTTTATGTAATAGTAGAATCCGTTATGTGTAAAAAAACTAAAAATGATTTACTAGGATTATTTGAAAAAGTTCAGTTTTATATAATATCAAAAAACTTAAAAGAAATAAGAGATATATCATCAAGACCTTTTTTTAAAGGTTCTCTTTCTACCGATAGCTCGCAAGAGTTTGATGTTAGATTTAAAAAAGGTTGGTCTGATAAGTTTAAAAAGGGAGATATTGATATTGATAAGTATCTTGAAAGCTTAGGCTGAATATATACTAAAAATAGACTCTATATATGCCATTATCTAATGCAATATCATCTGTTAATGATGCACTCTTTCCAACAAACCCTAGTAAAGCAACATCTGATAGATTAGGAGTTTTCGGTGGTGAATCGGTTGGGCTTGCACATGAAATAGAACAGGGCGTGGCTAAAAGTTTTTACCAGAACGGTGCATTACCTGATCAGTTTAGTGTATCCGAAGGTATGCAAAATATTAAGGTACCTAGATCCATTTTTAATAAATATGCTCTTTTTAATTTTAGAGGAATGTATGGTGGTTTAGTCGGTAGCACATCAGATGCATTTTTTGACCAGGCTAACAATAGACTTACTGGTGGTAATGATTCTCATAATGTATCTATATCTAAAGTAATGGAGTTCTATAATCAGAACTACCAGAAGATATCTTACACTGCACAGGACTTTCTATATTCAAAGTATTACAAAAAGATCCCTGTTAATCATTTAATTACATTAAGAAGGTTTCCTGTACCGGTAGAGGATAATATATTTGATTTAACTAAGTCACCTGGATCTAAAGATGGCAATACTGATGTTGCTTCGGCTAGTGTTGATTCTACTCAAACTGCTGGTGTAACTGCAATTACTTACATGGGAGAAAAACCTGGTAATAAATTAGAGGATCTTTTAAAGATGTCTTATGGTTTAAATTACAAGGAAGTTAAATCTGAAATGGAAGATATTAGTAGCGGTGACGGTGGGTATACAACTCAGCCTTTTTATTCTAAGATGGGTGGTATTGGTAGAGCAACTGCCGATGCATTTAAAGGTATCAGTTCAAGACAAAAGTTTGCTAGTCAATTAAACAGTACAGGTGATAAGTTAGGTACTACTTATGCTAACTTTGTAATAGGTCCTGTTAATGTTATTGATAGTACTTACATTAGGGACCGTGGTATGAAATTTAACCAGGACATGAAACTTAATTTTGAGTATGAGCTTAAATCTCTTAATTATGTCAACCCTAAAATAGCAATGATTGATATTATAAGTAATATGTTAACTATGACTTATAACAATGGACAATTCTTCGGTGGTGGTCAAAGGTACTATGGTAGTGCAGGTGCAGTTGCTAGTCAATTTGGGGATATTAATAAATTAAAGCAAGGTGACTTTAGTGGATATATTGGATCTGTTGTTACTGATGTAGAGACAGGTTTTAAGAACGTGTTTGGTGGTGGCACTGGTGAATTTAATTTAGATAATGGATTAGATGGTTTACTTAAAGTTGGTAAAACACTTTTAGGTAATATGCTTGGTGGATTTTTAAGTTCCAATGTAGGTGCCGTATCAGGTACACAAGCAACTAAGGCTTTAATTAGTGCCGAGCCTACTGGAGACTGGCATGTCACTATAGGAAATCCACTCAATCCTATCGTAATGATGGGTAATATGTATTGTGATAATTCAACGATGACTTTAGGTAATGGTTTAGGATATGATGATTTTCCAATGGAGGTGAAATTTGAACTTGATCTTAAACACGGCAAACCTAGAGATAAAGGTGATATAGAAAATATGTTCAATGCAGGGCGAGGCAGAATATACGCGTCAGCTGCTGGTGAATCTGATATACTAAATTTAGCAGGTGAAGATGTTGCAACTTATGGGTCTGTTAAAGCTGGCAATTTTTCTAAAGGATTACAGGCCACACAAGGTAACCCTGCAAATTCATTTGGTAATTCATCTTTAACCAATCTTAAAAATACCCCTGTTGCTCAGTCAACTGGCGACACTGCTGAATACATATCTAATATGACGAGCATGATAATAGATTCTTAAGTATGAATATTAAATCTTTAGCATTAAAAAATAAATTAACAGAGGAAAGAACTGGTGAATTTTATTATGATCTCACCGCACCTTCTTTTATATATGATTCTGAATTAGGCGTAAAGGCTTTGCATTATGTTAAGCTAGATCAGATAGGTCGTATTGACAAGATATCACAAATATATTTTGGTAGTGGTGAATTCATTGATGCTATTTGTGTAGTTAATAATATCTTTAATCCTTTTTCCGTTAATGAAGGTGATGTTTTAGTTATACCTAATTTATCACGACAAGATTTAGTTTACTTAAGACCTAATCCTGCGTCTAGGCCTAATACTACACAAGAAGCATATGTTGATACTGGTAGACAAAGCGAAAAGGATCAATCAAGAATACAGAGATTGATTAAAAAGGCTAAGAGTAGTAAGTCAGGGGTTAGTCAACCTATGCCACCAAATATGCTACAACCTGGACAAGAAACCAAGGCATATGAAGGTGGTAAGATTAAGTTAGGAACTAATTTAAATAGTAGAAGTACTAAAGCAAATTAATATGTCAGCAGTAGAAAGAAACATTTTAACGGTCATAGAACCGGCAATATCACTTGACGAGCTTGAGGTTATTGATGTAGAAAGTGGAACAGAAAACTCACAAAATGTATCAATGAAGGAAAAGCCTACTAAGTTTACTTCTATGATACCGATCATTAGAATTAACGGATATGATGTACAGGGTGATAGGTTAGAAATGTTCGAACTTAGCTGTACTGAATTTTATCCTACATGTAGGTTTTCTTTTTTTGATAGAGATGGATTATTTACTGCCAGGTTTTATCCTAAAGATGGTGATATTATTCAGGTATACATTCGTTCACAGGGTGATGAAACGACATTTAAACCTATAAGAATAGATTTTACTGTTGAGGATATTAAACCGTTAGGCGGAGGTGGCTCTACAAATATGTCGCCACAATTAATGGTAGAGGGAAGAATGCATGTACCTAATCTATTTACAGAAAAAGTACAGTTTCAGAATAATACTAGTTGGAATTCATTACTTTCAATTGCTGAAGAACTACAATTAGGTTATGCATCAAATGTAGAAGATACCGCAGATCAACAAATATGGACTAACCCATATGATACTTCTGAAAAATTCATACAAGATATAACATCAAATTCTTATCTTAGTGACGATTCATTTTTTACTTCATATATTGATCCTTATTATTATTTGACATTTGTTGATGTTAATAAATTATTTAGTCAAGAAACTGATTTAGAAACTAGCCAAATGTTTAATCAAAATGCATTGGACACTATGGGAAGTGGTGATGAGGCTGAAAGCAATTATGAATTTCCTAATATGCTAAGTAATATGATACAGATGCAAGGAACTGCTAGATACATATCAAAATATCAACAGGTAAATAAAAGTGGCCAAATAAGTAAAGATAATGGTTATAAGAGGTATACTCAGTATTGGGATTTGGAGGCAAAGGAATTTATCAATGAATTCGTAGATCCTTTAACAGATAACACCCCAGGCATGATACCCGTAACAAAAGGAAGAACTATTAACGGTGAGGTTGAAGGACCAAGAAATAATCAGGTTAAATTTAAGTACCTAGGCACACAAGGTGATAATGTACATGATAATTATTATTATGCATCTATTCTTAATTTTCAAAATTTGGCAGAAATGGAAAAATTTGGAATGGTATTAGAATTAGATTCTATTAATCCTGCAATTTTAAGATTTAGTAGAATATATTGTCAAATATTAGAATTTGCCCAAAATGTAAAAAGTGTTCTTACTGCACCTGAAAATGATGAAGATGTTCCTAATGCTAGTCAAAGAAGAGAAGAAACAAAGGATAATGTAGGAAGTGACAAGACTAGCCAAAATGGAATCATTAATGAATACCTTACCGGTTTTTATGTAATTGTCGGTATTGAATATATTTTAACTAAACCAGGAGGATTACGGCAGAGAATACATTTACGTAGAAGAGAGGTGGTTCCTTCTACATAATGAATAAATAAAAAAATAAGTATCATTAATGGCAGCAGATCCGCAAATTTGGAACCAAGAACCACCCGAAGCTTTAGCAAATTTGGTTGGTAATTTTCAAAAGTCATTTCCTAATAGCTATGATTATGCTAAGACATTTGTCCAAACTGCATCATCTGCGGCTGGTGGTGGTAATGGTGTTACTAGTTTAGACGACCCTACATATTTAGGGTTTAATATAAGATTTGATATAATGAGTCCTCTATTTGCAGGAGCATTAGAAGGAAACCCAGCAATACCTCTTAGCCAAGATCCCACGTCATTTACCGGTGGTGGTGCAGACGAATTAGGTTCACACCCATCTGGTGAATCGGCCGTAGGTTATCTTAATAAAGTTGGTGAAACAAATAGAGCTACCTACCTTACTGCATTTGCCCAAGGCTTAAGAGAAATTCAACAAACTAGACCATATTACTTTCAAACAATAGAAGGATTGCAAGAAGCATGGAATAAGACAGTTACAATGACACCGTATAATGGATCAGGTGACGGTGAAGGTATCACGGTTGGTTTATTAGAGGCAATAGATTTAAAAATGTCTGCATTATTTAGTCTTTATAAAGCTGCGTGTTACGATGTAAAATATAGAAGAACGATACTACCAATTAACTTAATGTATTTTAATTGTTATGTTGATGTTGTAGAAATTAGAAAGTTTAGATCTACTGGAAATCTTATAAGAAACTTTATAAATTCTCAAAATCCAAATTCACCTGAAAATGAATTAAATAAATTCGTAAACGAGAATGCCTCTATGATGACATTTAAGTTTGAAGAATGCTTGTGGGATCTTAATGCAACAGGGCAAGTTTTTGCTAATGTTGCTAATGATGGTTCCAATTCATTAACTACATCTTCAATGAAATGGCAATACGGGAAGGTTGAAATAGAATCCCAGTTTGCAGGATATGATTCAGCATTAAAAGATACCGCAAATCTAAAACCAAAAACATACGGAGATTTAGCTAAAGCTGCAGGTAAGAAGTTTTTAGATAAACAATTAACAGGAGCTACTAATTTAATCCAGAGAAAGGCCGCAGCCTTTGCACAAGGTTTAAAGTTTGGTAATGCATTCGGTTTAAGAAACGATATAATTAATGCAGTGCAAAATCCACAGGGTTTACTTAGTACATTACAAGGCGCGGCAGCACAAGAAATAACCACACCTGGATTTGATCCTTCTGTTGCTAAAGTAAGTGAAAATATTTTTGGTGAAGGTCCACCAGAAGAACTCTCTTTACAGTCATCTAATATTTTTCCAGAAGAACCGGCAGAAAAAGAATTCAATTCTTCAAATGCATTTGGACCAGCCCCTTCTGGACCACCACCTTTAGAATCTCAAAATTTATTTGAATAATTTATGGGTAGATTAACAACTAAAGATTTAAGAACTGATAACCTAAAAGGTACTCAATGGGTAGGCGTGATAGAGGATACTAATGATGATCTTTTTGAAGGGAGAGTAAGAATTAGAGTCTTTGGTAAAATGGACCAAAGAATTGATCCAGGTGACCCTAGTAGTGATTACATAATGCCAGTTGATTCTCTTCCGTGGGCAAGACCCTCGGTGACTTCTTCCGGTGGTAGTAATTCAGGGAGTGGTACCTTTTCAGTTCCTAAGCTAGGTACAATCGTAAGAGTTACATTTGATAATGGTAATTATTATTCTCCTGTATACCATGAGTCTCTGTACCCATCCAATGAGGCTAAGGCGGAGATAGAAGCAGCATACCCCAATTCACACCTATTAATATATGACACGGCATTTGGTTTAACTGGTGGTGGGAATGAAGAAATTACAAACGAAAGAGAAGGTGAAAGTATTAAAGTTTTCTTTACTGAAGAAAAGGGGCTTATGATGGATTATACCACAACCGAAGGTCCTACTACTGTTAATATTAAACCTGATAATTCAGTTGAGATAATAAATGCAAATGGTGATTCTATTGTAATGCTTAATGATGGAAACATTACATTTACACATTCTGCTAAGTTTATAATCAATAGTACTGATAACACTGAAATTAATTGTAAGGACGCTATCATTAACTGTGAAAATACTATCATTAATCATTCGTCATCAATAGAACTTGGAAAGGGCGCTAGAGAAAAGATTGTTTTAGGTGATACTTTCAAAGCATTCTTTAATAGCCACACTCATATTGGTAATCTTGGGGCACCGTCATCTCCGCCGATTGTGCCTATGACAGCAGCTCAGCTTAGTAAGAAGAATGTAAAATCTCTATAATATATAAATTACTAAAAAATAAATTATGGCATTAGTTAAACCGACATTAAACCTTGCGCTAGAGCAAGCCTTTGATAAAGCAATGTTTGTATTTGCAGAAACTATTGCAAACAGCCCACCAGGAACTGATGTTGCTAATGATGCGAGACAAGCTGCTGCTAAAGTATTTGCTGAAATTGCAACATCTGCAATTGATCTGTATATTAAATCTGCTACTATAACCGTTCCACCTGGGCAAGTCGTAGTAACAGCAGGATCACCTGCCGCTCAGTCTGGGGCAACAACTACACCTTCAGCACCTGCTATTATTACTTAACTTAAACAATTTAGACTTTATGGGTATAACAATTAGATATTAGCAAGAGTAATATATAATCTATAATCACGCTCTAATAAAAAAATAATGATTGAACAAGAAATCACCGTCCAACTTAGCGACGATCCATTTGACACAAAAACAATTAAGGTACAAGTACCAAGAGGAACAAAGCTTTTAAGTAATGAACCATACACAGCAGAAGCACTAAAGATGTATGAGCTAGCCGATGAAGAGGCTGATAGGTTACAAAAATCAGAAGAACAAAATAATTACATCACACAAGGCGAAATTACTTCAATAAAAATAATTAAAGAAGTAATTGACGGAGTAGAGGTTGATGTTAAAACAGAAGCACTCGTTGATATTTCTAAAAAGAACACTGCAGTTTGTAATTTACTTAAAGAAGATGAAGCAATCGTAGACCAATTGCAAGTTGGTATGATTATTGATATTAAAGTAAAATACAGTAAACAAGGGACTCTTTATGCTTCTATAAGCGAGGCGTTGGATGAAGTTAAACGAAATGAAATATATTCTTCAATTGGTGATAAGACCGTTGGGTTTACTGGTAAAGTAAAAGAATTAATCCACGGTGGATATTGGGTTGATGTTGGTGGTATAAAATGTTTTATGCCAGGTTCATTAGGTGGGTTAAACAAACTTCATAATTTTGAAAGTCTTATTGGCAAAGAGCTTGTTGTTATACCTATAACATATTCAAATGATAAAGATACCATTGTAGTTTCTCATAGGGAATACTTAAGAACGATGATACCTACTACAACATCAGAGCTTAGAGAAAATATAAAAGAACATATTAGTGGGTTCGTTACAGGGACTACTAAGTTTGGTGTATTTGCTGAATTCAATGAATGTTTAACTGGATTAATACCTAAAAACGAATTGGACGAAAATACTTTAGAATTATTTGATAATCGTTCAATTAGACCTGGGGATGAAATATCTTTCTGGCCTAAAGAAATTATTTCTGATAAAAAAATTATACTTAGTCAATTAGGACCTAAGATTGATTTATGGGATGGTGCAGATGAAAAGTATAAACCGATGATGACTACAAAAGGTAAAGTTACAAAAGTTACAAAATACGGTGCCTTTGTAGAACTCGAAAAAGGTATAAGTGGATTAATCCATAAATCTAAACTTAAGGGCGCAGAACTTGAAAAGGGTGATATGGTTGAAGTTAGAATCGGTAGTGTAAATACTAGTGATCGCAAAATTACAATGAACCTAGTATAACATCTATCCTGGTTTGAATATATAAACAAATCAGGATAATCATGTATACTAACGAGGAACTTAACGCTATACACTCTTCTAAGATTGGCTTTGAATTTGAATTTTTTTCAAACGAGGATTTAGATTCAACAAAGGATAGTCTTACACAAGCTCTTAATAAGAAAATCAGAGTAGAAGAAAAGGCCCATAGTGACTTTGCCCCTACCCAAGAAACCTTTAAATTAGAACCAGATAATTCTGGCGGAACCGGGATGATTGAGCTAGTCACAGGACCTCTTCCATTTGTTGAAGCTAAGTTAGTCATGGCTAAAACTTTAAAATGGATTAGAGAAAACGGAAAGACCAATGAAAGATGTTCTATTCACGTTAACATTGCATTCGATGGAAAGAAGCTAGGTCCTATTACAAATATGTCTAAATTAGATATAGGTAAATTTGTACTTAATTTTGATGAAAACAAAGTATATGAAGCTTTCCCAAATAGAAAAGATTCTGTTTATGCAAAATCAATAAAGTTTATTGTACCTTTGAGTGCTATGACACAACCGTCACCAGAAAAAAATCTTTGGAAGAACTATATGTTTGTCAAAGAGAAGTATTATGGTATTAATTTTGGTAAGGTACCTAAAGGTTATATTGAATTTAGATACTTAGGTGGAAAGGATTATGAAAAGAAGTATTCTACAATACTTTCAATGACCGAGCATTTTATTACTTCCCTATATGAAACTTTAGTTAATCCTCAATATAGTGAATCTGACTTAAAGGTTTTAGATAAGATTTTAGAAAAACATAAAACTGTTGTTGAGTCTTATCGAACATATTCTGCCTTTAAAGAAAAATTTCCAAACATTCATTTAATGATTGATCTTCAGACATATGATCAAATTGTTGAAATGTATTATCCTAAGATTAGAGAAAAGATTTTTGATTTAATTACAAAGGCTGATATGAATGAAGGTTTAATTAATTATGATGCTGATACAGGAAGAATACAAATTAAAGATGCAAAATTAATGAGATGCTTTGAAATAAGCGGAGTTGATATTGTTGATTCAGTTATTCAGGGTAACATTATTAATTGTGATGTCTTTGGCTGTGATTTAAAAAATGCATCTGTATTTGAGTCTAATCTTTTTGGTGCAACTGTTGTAGAAGATTCAAAAATAGAAGAATCTTATGTTAGTAGAAATGTAATTTGCCAAGACAGTTATGTATTTGGTAAAAGAGGTGTTTTTAGTGGCGAAATGGTTGGCGGTATCTTTAGACAAGGTAGAGCTACTGGTCTTGCAAGATTTGGTGATAAAACTGAAATAATAGAAATAGAAAAAATTAAATAAAGATATGGCCAGACAAAAAAGTTGGTGTAACCCAGATGCAGCTGCATGTTTAGATGAATTGATAAAAGAAATCAATGATGATTTAACAGTTGCTTGTCAAATACCGTTCACTGTACCAAAAAAGGAACTTGCTCATATTATCCACAGAGCAAAGGATTATTTTTATAAAATATATGAAGATAGTGTAGAAGAAATGTTTATAGCATTACCTCGTTCAGCGTGGCAAGAAAAAGATTTTAGACAAGGGATAAGTCATAATAATGAAACCGGTGATAATGTCAATAAGCTAACTGAGAAGGATGTTAATAACCCCAGAGGTATTGTAAAAATGCCTGATACTGTATGGGCAGTTAATAATGTATTTCAAATAAATGGCTTTTCTGGTGAAGATGGTGGATTTGGTGATAATTCATTTTCTGCCGGTGATGTTGATTTTTCATTAGACAAATTTATTTACTCTGATGTATACGGTGCAGGTATAGGATCCGAAGATTTAATGTATTATGTAATTAATTCTAAGTTTATTGATGTTTCTAGGCAAGTTTTACAAGCACAAATTTCTTATAACTATAATAGATTAACTAAGAAGTTTAGATTTATGGGAGAGCTACCTAAAAATGGTGCATGTATATTTCAGGTGTATAATACTATTCCTGATTGTGATCTTTTTCAGGACGAGGCATTTATTAGATATTGTATAGGCCAAGCTAAAATACAATTAGCTAGAATTGTAGGAACTTTCCAATTTAATTTACCTGGTAACATTACCATTAATTATGATTTGATCTCATCTGAAGGAAAGGAAGAAGTTGAAGCCATCGTTGAAGAAATTAAAGGTGATGAAGGTGTAGATTATTTCTTTACTGGATAAAATATAATCTAAGACCATCAAAATTCTTAGAGAATATATAATTAAAGAATATTCTCAATGATTAAGGAAATTTATAGTAGAGACATTGATGCACCTAAATATAATGATGACATTATTGAGGTCACAACTAGTCTTGAGCAACTTATTCTAAAAATTGAAAATGTTTTATTTACAAGGAAAGGGGAGGTACTAGGCGCGCCTGACGTTGGGTGTAACTTAGACGATCTTGTTTTTTCTTTGGTATTAAATGAAGCTGTAATTGCTCAAAGAATTAATACCCAAATACAAACATATTGTTTAAACAGTAGCGATGGGAGTTTTGGTATTGATACGGTAGTAAAATTTTATAATACGGTTGAAAGAAGTGGAGCATTGGTTGATATCTTTATCAACGAACAAAGAGTAATTGGTGCGCTATTTTAAAAATATGTTAATGAATGTCATTCTTTAGTAAAACTAGGATAAAAGCAACGGAATTATTTTTCGATGCATTTCAATATTTACAGCGCCAGTATGAGCAAGCTGGCGAGGTATTTACTCCTGCGTCTCCATTTGGACAAATACTAACGGTAGTCTCCAATCTTGGTGAATTAATACTGTTCTATATTGAAGCAGTTGCAACTGAGCTTAATATATCTAGAGCAAGAAATATTGAATCTATTTATGGATTATCAAGATTGACCGGCCATGATCCGACTAGAGGTATTTCTGCACAAGGTATGATTGGGCTGAGGCTTAACACTAATGCCGCAACCTTAGTTAACGGTGACTATGTTCAGATTCTGAATTTAAGTCCGTTGGAAATTGGACAAAATGGATTATCTTACTTTATAAAATTTGATAGTGATTATATTAGATTGGAAAAATCAACAAGAGATTTTGTAAATGTACAATTAATACAAGGTGAAATTGAAGATCAGACATTTACTGGCACGGGAGAGGCATTACAAAGTTACAATTTAACAACCAAAGATCCTACTGATCAATATATGGTAGATGTTCATGTAGATGGTAAGTTGTGGAAGAATGTCAATTCTTTATATGATATGAGTAACGGTGAAGAAGCTGTTATGATTAAAACCAGTGTAAATGGTGGATTAACAGTTTTCTTTGGTAATAATCAGTTTGGCCAACCACCTGCTTTAGGTTCTATTATTAAAGTTACATATGTAAAGACGAGAGGATCTGCAGGAAACATTGGGGGTAAGAATTTAGATATAAAGTTTAAAGATCCTGCAACAGATCCAACAGGTGAAGATGTAGATTTAAATGAAGTCTTATCATTAAATATTGTAAGAAACCCTATGTTCGGCTCTGATAGCGAAGATCCTGCATTTACTAGATTGATTGCACCATACCAAAGCAATTCATTCGTTTTAGCTAATCCTAATAACTATATTTACTATTTAAGTAAATATGACTTCTTTTCTTTTGTAGATGCATATAATACTAAAGACGATCAGTATTTAGATGATGACAATATTGTTTACCTATTCTTAATACCTGATATTGCAAAAAAGATTACTAGTGATACTGATTACTTTAATGTACCACAGGAAGAATTTACTATGACTGTAGATGAAAAGGAAATGGTCTATGAAATTTTAAATGAAAGCGGTAGACAGATTGTTACCGCCGAGGTTAGAATAAATGATCCAATTATTAAAAAGTATGCTCTTAATATAGTATTAAGATATGTTGAAGGTTTTGATAAAGATGAGATTCATGCAGAGATTAGAGAACAGTTAAGTACTTATTTTATAAACATTAATAGAAGAGATAGAATACCTAGATCTGATATAATTTCAATCATAGAAAATGTTGACGGCGTTGATTCAGTTAATGTATTCTTTATATCACAAGTAAATGAGCAGGCTATTGCTGATGGTTTTTATGAGATTCCTGTTTATGGAACTGATCCTGTAACAGACCAAAAGGTACTTATTGAAACTAAGAAGATTGTTTTAAAAGAAGGAGAAGATCCTCAATTAGGTTTAGATGAATTTGGTGATGTAATTATTGGCCCAGAAGACTTAGCAATAATCAGAGGTGGATGGGATGACCGTAATGGAACATTTTATGAAACTGTACCTAATAAGAATGCAATAAGCTCTCTTAACATATTCTTTAAAGGTACTATTCCAAATAATCTTTACAATAAGACCCAGCAGGCTAAGTTCAATGATCTTAAAAGAAATAGAGGTACTTCTATTGCAACTTCAAAAAATGCAAGGAGTACAAATACAGGAAGGTTACAAGATAACCCTACATTAAAAGCTATACAAGGAAGGTAATATGAATAAGTTTACAGAAAGAAGAACCGGTATGCCAAGCGTTTATAAAGCTACTTATGAAGATGGGTGGGATTTAAAAAACTTAGGTAATGACTATAATGAAAATTTAATGAAAAATTCTTTTTCTACTTATATGTTTAGAAACGAAAGGTTAGCTTCATTCTTACAAAATTATCTAGGCCCTATTATGTTATTCTGGATTAATAAGGTTAAGTACCTTAGAATCTATTATAATTTTGGCGTACCTAAAGATTATCAAAAAATAAACTAAGATGGCTAATAATTGGCAACATTTAAATTTCTTTGATAAGAATGGTAAGTATTATAACTTTGATTATGATTCATCCGAAGACAAGTGGACAGGCACCGTATATTTACCAGAGGTATCGATAGGCTTATTTGAAGTAGGTCAACTTTTCATATTACAAGAATTTGTTGATGCTACTACTAATACAAAAAAGTTTGGTTTTCCATTTGGTACAGAAGTTTTTACTGGCCAAACTGGTTTTACTGGTGCGACCGATGGTTTTTGTGATTGGGTTGCAGAATGGGAAACGTCAGATCCTACTGAAATTTTTCTATTTCAGTTTGATATGAATTTCAATACAGGTACCCAGACCTCATTAGAGATTGAACAAGATGGGCCGCCTTTACAAAAAGTCACTTCCCTATCCATTCCGCTAGGTGGAGATTCATCATCCACTGTTAATCCTGAAGGCTATATAGTAACAGATAAGATTACATCTGAGGCCTTACAGATAAATGTGGCAATAAGATCTGAATCAGAAAATACATTTAAGAGAACACTATTAATTAGAGATAAATGTACCGATGCGGTTATTGCGGAAATACTTTTTTGGGGTGAAACTGTTGGTGAGGACGAAAGATTAAGAGTTATGACCCAGAACATGGGTTATAATATATTAGAATCTGATAGCAGTGTTTTTAGAGATACTAACATTAAAGAATTATTGCCTAACTTTGCAGAAGTTAATCTTAAGAGAAAGGAAATAATGTTAGAGGGATCTAACATTTACCCATTTATCGGTTCTTACAAAGGGCTTACTAATGCTATAAAGTTTTTTGGTTATGACACACTAAGAGTTAAAGAATTTTGGAAAAACGTAGATGCCAACTCACCACAGTTTGGTAAGTACTTCCAAAGTAATTACATTGATATATTTGATCCAACGGTGCAGCTTAATGATAAGTCTATAACTCTACCAAATAAAAAATTCAGAAAAACTAGTTTATTTAGTTTAGTATATAGAATTAATGAAATTGTTCCGGATAAATTCGACGGTGAAGATTTACCAATAGCAACGGAGAATTATGACTTTACTATAGAAGAAATTTTAATTAAGCTATTTGGTCTTAAGAAAAAATTAGAAAAAGAATTTCTCCCTCTTAACGCAAGAATTAAAGACATTACAGGTGAAGCAGATTTCTTTGGGTTATTAGAGGTTGTAAATACTATCAGTAGAAACGATAAAAGGGAAATAGTCGCTGGTATAGACACAAGTTTTAAACTCTCTACTGATGATTGCATTTATCTAGAAGATTTAAGATCATTTAGTTCTTTCTGTCTTGCATCAGAAGCTATAGTTGATGAAGCTATTATAAATTTTTGTAATGCATACATTGCGCCATTTTCAACTGGACTAGGTAGAAATATTGTAGCTGGTCCTATTAATTCCACTACAGTATATCCACCTCCACCAATCGGCCCTGACGTAAACAGTCCATTAGGTTCACCTTTTGATGGAAATAATGTAACGGTTACTGCTTTAGCTGATGCCTTTGCAGCTTATTTTACTAGGTATGCACCAAAGCTTAATAAAGTAGGTGCTTGGCCAGATGGTGAATCTTCTTATTATTTACCAGATAAACCTGGCATACCTGTTGGTGCACTCACTACTTTAGAGAATGATTCATTTAAAAACATAACATGGGATAATGTTGACTCTACATGGAATCAACTAAATGATGCAAATAAATTTTTTACTTTTGATGTTGACCCACAAGGAGTTGCACCAGGTGACGTCTTTTCTATTACAGACCCGGACACTGGTACAGGAGCAACATATACAGCTAGCATAGGTGATACTGATGTTACTGTTAGGGATTCTTTATACAATCAATTAGTATCATTAAAGACATCATTTGTTGAACCGTGGTTCTTTTGGGACATTTCGCAAGAGACTGTAACTACAGGGGCTGTTGTTAGAATATTTGGACAGAACGTAGATAGATTAAAAGTTTCATGTCAATCAACAGTAGGATCGCAATTATTATTTAATCAGTTACCAGGTGAGACGCTGTTTACATGGGATGGTATCGAAAAAGGAAATTTTGATGAAATAGAGTGGACTATTTATAAAGATGCGACAGAGGTGTCCCCGGCTTATTTTAAGATATTTAGAGGACCTCTATCAGAGTATAATAAGTTACCATTAATATTACCGTATGTGGGTACATATAGTGTTGAAATGAAGCTTTATGACTTATACAATAATATATCATCTAATGTTAAAACCGATTTTATTTGTGTTGAGTCTAGAGAAGTAGAATATTCTGGTTGGTATCAATCAAGAAAAGAAAATTACACATGGTCAAGCGAAGGGTCATATAAATGGAATGATTATGGTTCATTATGGAATTTGCCTATTGAACCTGCAATGACATGGGAAGATGAGACCCCTAGCTTATACGAATCATTGGATAGAGTCAATTCAATACTTAATAATTTTGGCTTAGGTGCATCTCCTAATTTTCAATTATTAAATTACCAAGATGATGGTGAGGTTAGTTTTAGTGGACCATACAGATGGGATAATTTAGATACTGGTGGATGGAATGATACTTTTCATTTATGGTGGGATATGACAAGTACAACAGGTGATACTCCGGCATTTTTTCAATTTAAGGAAATAATTCCAGATACTTATTTAAAGATAACTGATGTAAATGGAAAAACCGCAGAACATTTTTTTGGTAATAATCCGATTACATTAGCTGATGCGGCAGCTAGTCTAAATACTAGTAAAAATACAATTATAAACAAATATGTGTATAATGTAGTATATGATGCATCAAGCAATCAAAAGTATATTCAAGCAGTATGTAGATATTTTGGAGTTCACGGGGATTGGACTTACTTAGATATTGTATATGCAGATGGTACAAGAGCATGCCCATCAACAGGTGTCACAGGATCACCATCCCAAACAAGTGATACGGGGTGTCCTAGCTTAATTTATAGAAAAGGGTTACATAAGGCCAGTAACCCAACATGGAATACTGCAAAGTTTATTAATGATGGAAAGACCTTGCCAAAAATGACATGGCTTATGTTTGTTTATGATAAATGTAAGATTCCTGGTAAAGCTAATCCTAAGTGGACAATTAAGAATACAACTAACTCTAAGATGGCCGATATATATTTTGAGAGTAAATACTTAACTTATTTGTTTAAAGAATCTGGTAATTACGAGATTACACTTGAACTTACAGATACGAATGGGAATAAATATAAAAAGGATAGAAATATCTTAATAATAAAATAGAAAAGAAATGGCAATTAGCGTAACAGAAATTCTTGGAACAGATTCTTTATCAGGATCCAGACTAGTGTTAAACGACAATTTTAACATAGTGACCAGCGAGATTAATGCAATGGAGGTTTATTTTAATCCTACTGCAGGAACTATTACTAATTTAAATGATTTAAAAACTGAATCATTAAGAGTTGGTCTTAGCACAATTTTATTAGATGTAAATGCTTCTACATTTGACATTCTAACCAATGTTAATATGACAGGTAACCTCAATCTTAATGGTGGGGGTTTGGTTAGAAATGATGTAGATCCACAAACACTAAATGATACATTTGCAGCAGGTAGTCCTATAAGCGTAGGTACTAGCACGGCTGTCCCACCTTACACAGTTGAGCGTGTAGGTAATAGCTTAGGGACTACAGTAAATATCCAGCTTAATGATGCTGTAATTGGTCAAGAAATTTTCTTTGTATATTCTGAAGCACAGACTGGTGTTATCAGTATCGCAGGGGCAGTAACTCCATTAGTATTACCAGGTGGTACTAAAATTGAGTTAAATGCACAGGGTGAAACTGCACACTTACTTTGTGTAGATGATGGCACAGGAAATGGTGTTTGGTTCTTAGTAGGTGGAACTGGGTATACAATACAACCGTAATAAAAAGAAAATCAATACATGGCAACTACGCCTTTAATTAAGACACCACAGGCAGATGGGGGAACGTTTTACACATTCTCCTCTTCAGCTAGAGATTTATCAAAGACTCTTAATAATGATAACATTAAGCTAGTCTTTTCTAAGTTTGTGCTTTTAAACATACCAGATTTTGATAAACTAGATCCTGTTACATTTAGTAACTATGAAAACTATATGCAATTTGATACCATTGATGGTATGATTGCTAGCGGTGGACTAAAAGCAGATCCTAATGTTAACTTTACTGAAAGCCTTCAGAATTATGCGCTAAATTTAGAAGAGCTTATTATTAGTGATTCTTCGTATGATAATACTCTACAACGATCTGTAGCCGAAAGGGTGTTTTTTAAATGGATGAAAGAAACTGGTGCTATGCGATTTCGCGAAGCTACTAATTTAGAAAAAAATCCAGGAGTAACGAGGCCACTATTTGTAGAAGAAGATGAAAATACTACAGGATCAACTCAATACCGGAGGGTAGTAAAATACATAGGTGATATTGACATTGTAAATAATGTAGATAAAGCAGGAGAGGCTTATACAGAACTTTACATTAATGTACCTACTGAAGTTGGTGGAACACCAACAATTTTATTTGATTCTATTTCTGATGCTAATTATCAACCAAGTTTAAAGATACAAGGTAAAGATGAATTTATTTTAGGTCGTAATGCAAGTACAGTACAGCCACAAGGTTTAAGTATTAATGCTTTTTATGATTATGATCAACCTCTTTTAGGATTAGGCCCCGCTGGATACACTGATCCTAATGCTAATTGGATGGATGAACCAACCCCACCTAGTACAACGGATTCTTACTTTACTGAACCTATAACATTTACTAATCCAGTGAATGTTAATATAAGAAAATATCCAGGGGATTATAATAATCCTGTAGGTTTTACTGGGTCTGCTTACGTTAGATCAGAGTTAGATGGTATTTCAGTTGACTTTACATCTAATGATTACGAACAGATTGTAACCGATCCTACTATTTCTACTATTGCACAATTTAATGGTACTGATTTAGCAAGTACATTTGAATTCAATGCTGTATTAGTGTATTATGATATGGTGGATACTAGCAATACAGCTAATACGGTTACCAACTTATATGGTATTTTATTAGTGGATAACATTACACCAACAACTGATGGTGGGTACATACAGAGGTATCCTAAATATAAACCTAATAAAGTAACAGGGCAAAACGGTAATAGTTATGGATTTAAAATTAATTTACGATTTGATGCTTCACCAGGAACGGCTGGCATCGACACAATTGTCAATGACTATAACACATTTTCAATGCAGCTCTTCAGTGAAGCGACTGCACAACTTCAGGAATCTGCAAAAATATTCCAGACCCAACAATTAGAGATATCTACATTAGACCAAAAGGTTCAAGCGTTAGAAAATCAAATAACTAACGTTTCTGATGTAACTTCCTTACAGGCACAAATTGATAGTGTACAAGATCAACTTGATAATGCTAACCTTGCATTTGCTAATGATACAGTTTTACTTGATCTTATTGCTAAAAACTCAGATGAGATACAGGCATTAGCTACAGGTAATGTACCAATTACACTTCAGTATAATACTGATGTTATAAGACAAGGTGCTGGAATTAATGTTAATACAAATGTACCTAATCTTGTTACCATATCATTAGCTAATCAGCAGTATAACTTAACGGTACCTTTTAATAATGACCAGATTCAAATAACTGTAGCTAATCCGCTAAACTTAAATCAAGCAACGCCTCAGGTATTTACAGCATTAAGAGAATATACTAATATGCTTAGGTTAGATACCGTTAATGAGGCTGGTGGTGATCTAAATATTTACATTAATGATACCAGTATCCAGTGGCAAACAGGGCAGACTCTACGACTAACATTTAATAACAACTTAAATATAGGATCAAGAAATATAAGAGTATGGACTGATGCACCGAGTAGACTTAATAATGGTTCATATGGAATATCTATGGGAGTTATTGCAAATTCTGATATTTCAGAAAAACCTATCGTAGAATTTATCTGCACTGAACAAGGTGTACTGAATTTCGTATATGACATCATTAAATAAATAATAAAAGAAAGTAAAAAGACTAATGGCTGAAAACAATTCAATATCAACACTTTTACCAGAACTTCTTAGATTATTTAATAATTCATTAGAAAGTTTTGAAAAGGTTAATCAGGCCATAACTTCTAGTAATGAATCTGTAACTATCAATATTCAAAATGATGATGGGACAAATTCAAGAGTAACTATTCCTAGCTTTGGTTTTCTAAAAAATTCAGTAGATAGATTACAATCTAATATTGATACGATAACTAATCTTAATGGTTCTGACAGTTCAATAAGACTGTCAGATGGTACTTTTAGAAAGTTAGTGCTTGCCAAAGTCCCAACAGAAGCACCTGATTTAAATTCATTAAATTCTATTGAAAGTTTTAATGTTAAATCTAATTGGTTTTTTGAAGAATTAATAAATCCTTTACTTTACATTTCTTTTGATTTAACTAACCAGGTCCCTATTGATACTGAGAGAGCAATAATCCAAAGATACATTTTAAATACAAATACTCAAACTAAAATCAATTTCTTTAATAGTAATTTTGAAGGAAGATCGGATATTGATTATACAACTTTTTTACAAGATATTGTAGAAAGAAATATTTCATATGTATTAGATGAATCTGTTGTTGACTTACCTCCTAGAGTAAAAAGATACACTGGAAAGTTTAGTGTATTAAGAATATCAGATGCTACAGTTACAGAGGAAATAAACGGTGTTACTGTCACTTCCCAAAAGAAACAATATAAACTAAATAAGATATTTTATACTGACTCTAATGCCGATTTTGATGACACCGTTCAACTGGCAGTAGGCGATAGTCTTGAAGTAGTAAGTAATCCTATTAACACTAGATATAAAATTACAAAATTAGATTCAAGTACTAATACTGTTATATTACAATTAGTTGAAGGATCTGAGCCGATTAGGATTGGTGCTGATGTTTTAAAAATTGCATCAAGTATAAATGATGATATTCAAGTTGACGTCACTGTTGGTTTTAATGAAAGATGTGTTACTTTTATTAAACCTATTGATCCGGATTCTAAAATCCCATCTGTTAATTGGTCTCCAGGTAGTGCATTTTACACGAATACACTGACCACCATTAATGCTGCAGGTGCGCAACAAACATTAGCTGAATTTTATCAGCAAAGTGCTATTGATTTTGGATCTATGCTTTTATCATTTGCCGATGATAAGATTCCTACTACAAGAGAAGGTGTTAAACCTAATGCACCTGAATTAACAGTAGAGGACTTTGGTGTTAAGTTAATCAATGGTCAAGTTAGCGACTCACCTGCGATAGTAGAGCTAACTGATTTAAATAACCAGAAAAATACAATAGAAGCAACTCTTAAGGAACTGGATGGTGCAATTGCACAAAGCAGAACAAAAATACAAACTACAAATTATTCAACTGAAGTTGAGAGAGATGCTGACAAAAACTCATTACAGGGATTAATTACCGAGCGGTCTTCTCAGGCTGAGTTATATGCATCGGTCGTAAAGGAAATTGATGCTAAGTCAAAAGATAATTCAGTATCTAGTATTACACCTAAGTATAGAACTAGAGGATTTTGGCCAATGCCACAGGAGAAGTCAACTCCTGCCACTGGAACGCAATCTATTGTTAAATTTAAAATAAGATACCGATATTTATCTAGTGATGGTGCAGCTAATCCTGTTGACCAATTTACATTTACTGACGGTTCAGGTACTAGCCAAGGTGCATTTTCAAATTATAATATAGTCGAAAGCGACTTAAGGCCTAGGACAAAGAACCCTATGACAGGGACTTATGAATGGGTTCCTATTAATACTGATAATGCCGACGCGGTTAATATTAATCAATTAGATATACCTATTAGAAAGGGTGAGCAGGTAGAAGTTCAAGTTAAATCTATCAGTGAGGCAGGGTGGCCATCAAATCCATTGGAGAGTGATTGGTCAGATTCAGTCATTATACCATTTCCGGCAGATCTTAGTTCTGATAATGCAGTTGAATCAATTCTTAATCAAAATCAACAGGATTTAGCTAAAGTTAGTCTTGAGGAAGATTTAAATGCAAAGGGCATCGATCAACATTTAAGTAGTTCATTTACGGCAAATGAAACCTATTATGCCCACTCTTCTCCGGTAATTGCCTCAGGGTTTTTGTCTGAAAATCAAACGCCTATTGATTTATTTACTAAGTTAACTGAAATGCAAAATCAATTAGATTTATTTGCAGAAATACTTAAAAATGCAGAAGGTAATTTAGTCGTAACATTAATAGACGATCAAGGTAATGTTACTAACCTTAAAAGAAATACTGATAATAAAATATTTGCTGGATTTTATTCACAAGAAGTATCTAATCTCGATGATCCTAGAGGTGCTATCATATCCAAAACATTCTTTATCAATTTAGCTAATAATGAACAGACTGGATTGAGATTAATTTCTAGAATAGCTGGTAATAGAAACCGAATGGTTAAGCAATCAGAAAATCCAAATTATACATTAACTGAAGTTACTGGTGGAAGTACAATTCTACCTGCTACTTATCCATGGTTAGATAATAGTCAAAACAACCAAAGTAACGGTAGAGCAACTTATACTTCTGATGATGCTGATTATAATACTATCAGGAAATATGATTTGACACCAGTTCTATTAACCAATCCTACTATTGATATTGATTGGCAATATGGACAAACCACGTCATTAGTACCTTTTCAATCTACACAAAATAAGAATCAGTTTATTAATAGTAGATTTAGTGATGTTTCATCTGAGGAAACTTTCTATAATTATAATAACCCATCAAATGAGTTTACGTTTAATTTAGATACTGCCGAAAACTTTTACGGCAGATCTACTGATAGTGCACAAATTGTAACTGGTGAGTTTATTTGGGGTGGTGCATTTAACGAGTTAGGGGAACCTACTACAGCACCATCATATTTACCTGTTACTGGTGACGATACATTAGAGGTACATATCACACACCCTTTTGTTGCATCTTATGCTGCATATAAACAGGCGTATGAAGAAAGAACTGGTGATACTACAACATTACCTGCTACTATACCGACTGGTACGTTTTTAGATTGTACTTCTACTTCAGGTAATGGTACTGCAAATGTTTTATTTAGACATTCTAAATTTATACCATTGCAGTCGGATTCACCAAAGGGAAAACAGCAAGCTATTTATTTAAATGAAAATATAGTTGAACTAAATACGTTATCAACTACTGGTCTTCTCGCGGGTGCAACATTCCCAGCAACAGGGCAAACATTAGAACCTAGCCCATCTCTATTTTCTATTACTGCATTACAAAGTGTAAATTCAGGAAATGGCTACAGTAGAAATGTTAAAGGATCATTTTCTAATTTTGATCAATATATGTTAGGAAAGCAAAGCTGTGGATCATACCTATTCTTATCATCAGATGATCATAGCAATATTCAAGTTAATGGTGATTCAATTCAATCTGCAGAGGTTGTACAGTTTGGCCAACAAAATTCTATAAACATACCTTTAGTATTCCAATATAGAATGACTGACTATTTTGGTACAGGATCTGGTAATTCAGGCGGTATTGGAAATATTGCAGGGGACAGCACAGGTGCCACTGTTAATGTCACGTATGCCAAAAGGATAGGATTTGATATTTATCCTAATAACCAAGATGTTTATCAATACGACATTGAACTGTTTGCAAAATACAGATCTGATAATCTAAATATAGATGTATTCCCATCGCAGACAGTTACTAAAGGATTAAGTGATTTAGAAAAAGTTTTAACAACACTAAGCCCTTCGGTTACCGCAACTAGAGTAAATCAAGTTGTTAGGACCGGTGGTAGAAATATTGAGGCTGTCACTAGAGGATCTAACGAACCTGGTTTAGGTTAATTTTTTGCCATCGCTTTGGTGAATAAATAAAAAAAGCGAAAAATAAATGGCTGAAAAACTTTTTGATAAAGCATCCTATAGTATTGTAAGAACAAATCCAAAACTTACTGGTAATGTTAAACTGGTATCTAATGGCGATGATTTATATTTAGAATCATTTAGTGCTAACACCGCGTTAGCCGCATCTTCGTTTAAGGCCTTTAAGCTAAGCGGTAAAAATACCTATGATAAAGATGTTTTTACATTCTTCCAGGAAGGAAAATTCCCAAAGAGATTAGCATACGAAGTTTTTCAAGAATACCAAGATGTCTCTGTCCTATCTGAATACCAGAATCAATATGAAATGTTTTACTCTGCCGGGACTCGTGCTGTTTCTTCATCTTCATATAATGAGGATCTAGGTATGCTAGCACCTATTTGGTTAAATGAACAAATACCAAATAATTTTGTTATATTTAGAATAGATAATCCGGCGGCAGTTAATAACATTAATGAGTCTTTAGAAAATAACAATTATCTTGATGCACAGACATCCGCTGCATTTACTAAAAATGTATTAGAAAATTGTACTGCAATTAAAACTTTTGATTTAACATCTAATAGCTTACTTGGATCTTATATCAGAAATTACAGAAACCAAGAATCCTTTCCTACTTCACCTCTTAATATTACTTGGAGAAGAGATGAGCCGATTCAATGGAATGGAATTAATTATACCAAGGGTGGGTTTACATCAGCTGGTAGTTTTTCATATGATGGTTTAATTTCTAAAGATGCCACTATTATACAAAATGAATACTTTTTTACTGAAGGGTTTGAAAGAAACAATGTATTATTAGCAAATTTAATCAATTTGGAGTTTTTATTCTCAGATGATAATGCTGAAGATTATTCTATTAATAGGTATTTTGGATTATATGTAAATGAAGTAGAAGAAGGTAAGTTTGATATATCAGGCGTTGGGTTTTACAAAAATACAGAAAAAACACAATTACCTAAGATTACTAATATTAATGAAGTATCAGAACAACTAAATACTCCATTTGAGATGACTAATGAAAATGGTATTTTAGTCTACCTAGATCCTGAAAAAACTACCACAATTACTGGATTACCTACACCTTCTAGAGTTAATGAAGTAGAATCTATTTTTTATGTTAAGGATAAAGATAATCAATTTCATACTGTTAAGAAAGGTTCTCAGTGGGGTGATAATCAAATAAGACTGTTTGATAAAAAAATTGACATATCAAAATTAGCCGGATTTAAAAAACCTGATGCATATGCAAATGCTGAAATTTTAAGTAGGAAAGGTAAGGCTACATGTAGCTTTAAAATCACAGAGGAGCTTACTGATGGCTTTAGAATATCATTTTTCGATGGTATAAATTCAGTTGGACAAATTTCAGCCAGTTCATCAGAGGCACCTTCACCAGGTACTAATAAGTTTGGTTTTTTTAGCCCAGCTGGAACGGTACAAGAAATTGCAATTGCAATTTCTAATGCAATAAATATAGGAATACCTGAAGAGCAAAGATTTTTTGTAGCTTCATACAATGATGATACTGTTTACATTCAATCTAGGTATGGTGGATCAAGATTTAATAGACTTAATTTTACAATGGATTTTATTGATTATCCACTCATGGTTAATTCAATTAAGTCTTACCCAAACACAGATTTAATTAGTCCTAATAATAATTTCGTAGGGGGTAATGATTTTGAGCAATCATTATTAAAGGTAATAAACGGAGATCAAGATAGATTTACAAAAGGCAATTATATACAAACCAAAGATGGCTTTACTCAGATTGGTGATTATGTACCTTATTTAGAAGAACCTATAGTTAATCCTAGTGGTAAGATTATAGGATACACTGGGGTAAATGATAATGTAATCATTACTCTTAATGATAATCAAATAGAAATAACTCGCAGTGGGCAGGTCGCCGTGTATTCTGATTATAGGTCAGCATTCGGTAGATTTTCTATTTTTCCAGTTAGAGATTTTGATTATGATTTTTATAGCACAATGTACAGTGAAATGGGTGAGCTTAATTACGAGGATGCTCATTATAATCAAACTGATGCAAATGGCAATTACATAAATATTAGTAATAATCCAGAAGTCAGAGAGTTTTATGATGATGGTGGTTTTTCTAAACTTATAGACTTATTAAAGGATGCAGACCCTGATCAAAGCTTTGATACTGTTATTAACTCCGAGTATGATAGACTTGAGGAAAATTATTTAAAACAACAAGCAGTAGCATCTAGAGTAATACCTTATATTAATAAGTGGTCATGGTTAAAAGATGGTAAAAATGTTAGAAACTTGCCATATAGTTTAAATTTAAGTGAAGCATTTGGGCAAAATAATTTTGCCCCTTCAAAATACACGGTTGGACAGGATCCTATTGGATTTACTCATGAATGGTATTACTTATGCGAATTCCCATATTACTTTGATGATGAAGCAATAAAAAGTTCTTGGAGTTATATTGATAATGCTCCTGTAGATTCAACCGAGGCTAACCCTATTACTGGTGCTGTGTATGAACCAGGTACATTCCAAAAAGTAGATAAAGATTATTTTAATGATTATTTTATTGTTGATAAGTTTACTACTGGCAATACTATAAATTTAATTGACAGGCAATTAAGATACGGTAGATTTTCAGGAGGAAACGAAAAGAACTTTGCAGAAGCATTTTTGAGAGGTGTTAGAGTTATAGCTAAACCAAAAAGTGACCCGACGCAAAAACCGAACTTTAATGCAAAATCATTATCATATGTTAATGATGGTAGATTTAATGACTATAGGTTTTCGGTAATGCTTATACCAAATGCTCCAGATAAACCTGAAACACAGATTAAATTTATTAAAAACGATAAGTGGAAAACGGTTGTTATGTTAATCTTCATAACTCTTGATAATGAATGTATTAATAATGGATCCCAATCATTGGATAGAACTACACTATATTCGTTTGAAAGCGATTATAAAACTGGTACAGGTAATGAAGAATGTAATCCTCTTATAAACACAGATCAAAATTATGAATATAAGAATGGTATAGTACAGGGTGCCATCAGTTTTGTGGCGTCTTCGCTTAACCCTTCCCTTAATGCATATTTAATTCAAGGCGTACCTGATGTAAATGGTGTAAAACCTAAATTTTTAAGAGATATTACAATAGGTAGCGACGGACAGTTTAATCCTATTATATTTGAAACTGGTGGTGTGTCTTATAAAATAGATAATATAATAAGGGTTGTATCAGATGACCAATTCTTTGTAGGTATTAATGGTATCACAGCAGACGGTAGCCCATACATACCTGGTGGCCCTATCCCAAGTTCAATTGAATTACTATCCGCAACATATACAACAATTGGCGGTGGTTTTAATACATACTCTTCTCGTTTATCAAGTATTGGGTTTGCGGACATATTTGAAAATGTAAATAAAGGAAATCCTAACATAGTTTATGAAACTATCGATAAACTAGGAAATAGGGTTATAACTGATACTGGTGATTTAGCTCAAACATTTTCTATCGAATTACGTGCACAATCTGATATTCTTAAATCTGTGTATATCGGTGTGTTACCTGATCCTGCAAAACCTACGGTATTCAATTTAACTAATGTTATAGGTTATGACTTATCATTACAAACCAAACCTCGTATCACACCAATAGGTCGACATGCAGGTTATTATCAACCAACCTCTTTAGACATTTTCTATTTTAGAGATCCTTATTTAAATATCAATTTTGATAATGTTACCGGGTCTACTGGCACAGGATCTACTGGCACAGGATCTACTGGTACAGGATCTACTGGTGGCCCAATACCTGATGAAATTTATAAGTTTAAAGTTTTGGAATTATGTAGATATGCAAATACACAGTTTCACAGTTCCGATGTTAATAATTTTGGACAAATTAAGAACTTATTTTATCATAAGGTTAATGAAGAAGATCCTTCTACTGTATTAGAGCTTTCTACTGATAGTGCATACTTAAGTTTATATCCTCTGGTTAATGAAGTAGGTATTGCAAGTAGAAACTTTTATACATTCTCATCTAACTGGGAGCCTGCATATTTTAGGAAAAGCATTGATAAATCTCAGATAGAATCAATAATTGGTACGAGAGCAATGACAGAAAGAAAATCCTTTTTTGGATCTAAGTATTTAAAGGTGCCTTCACAAATTGAATTAGAAACTTTTTTACATGCCGATGAATTTATAAAAGATGCAATAAAACAGCCTTCATTAGTGAATGGTACATTTATGACAGAAGAAAATGAAACATTTGTTAAGTTTTATCTGTTTATCCAAAAGAGATTAATCGAATATCTGTTTGAGCCTATTAAAAATCAATTTAAGAAATATATTAAGCCTGAGTTTAGCTATAATGATATAGAGACTTTAGATGATGATGTAATAAGATACATTCAGCAAAACATACTATCTCTATATAAGATATCTAATGTAGACTTTTATGTTAAAGAAAGCCGAGAAAAATTACCTTTGAATTATACCACAGCACTATTAACCAATTCTGAAAAGTCTGCATCCGGTTTAACAATCAACAAAGCAATCGGATCTACATTACTTAATACTAATCCATTTGATCTTAGCTTAATATATAACAAAAGGACAGGTTTTACTGAATCATTTGGCTTTAGTATAACTATAGTTAAAAAATAAGAACAGAATGGCAATCACAATACAGGAATTAATAGCCTCTGATACTATTTCACAGGTAGTTGATAAGATTAATTTTAATTTTGATCAATTACTATTGAATGGTGGTGGGCCAATAGGACCAGCCGGGCCAATTGGACCTCCTGGGCCAATAGGAGGAAGAGGTGAACGAGGTACTGAATGGTATGAAGGTACTGATGATCCTAACGTTACACCACCAACATTATCGCCTTTAACTGCCGATTATTATCTGCAGGCCAATGGTGATGTTTGGGAATATACAGGTTTAACGTGGTCAAATACTGGAATAAATCTACGAGGACCGCAAGGAGCACAAGGTATTTCGGTTGGGTGGTCTCAGTTTGGAAATAGCCCATATCCTACATATGCAGCAAATTTTCAAAATGTTTTATACCCATCACCGATAACTAGCGGTATAACAGTTAGTAACCAAGGTGTTGCCTCTACATTAATTGGTGCAGTAGGACCTAATGATGTTTCTGCAAATCCTGGGATACCTTTTACTCCTGCATATCAGCTTAATACGACAATGGCAGGTAGCATTGATTCATCTATAGTTTCAATGTTAGTTCACCAAAAAGACAGTTCTTCGCAAGCAATTAAATTTATGGGCGGTGGTGCAATTGCAGGTGATAATTTTGAACAGAGTTCAATTTCATTATTATCATCTATTTCATTAGGTGTAGACGATTCTCTTATAGTTAATGTACCTAAAGCAATAACAGGTGCACCTGGCTCAGTATCAGATACATACGGATTTAATATATACACTCTCGAAAAAGCACAGCGGTACAGATCAGGTAGATCTATTTCATTTACTACTGGTACGATAGGGAATACTTTAACTGGACCTTATGATATATCAGATTTTACTATTGAATTAAATGCAGTTAATAATTCACAATTGCCTAAATTTGAAGTAATTGCAGTTGGGTCAGAAAGTGCATCACTAACAGTAGGAAATGTTTCGTTACCTACAACAACTATTGATACTGGTTCAATATCATTAACCGCAGGAGATATAGGATTATTAGCAGAAGGTTTAATAAGAATATCATCTTTGGCTAATGAATGGGTTTTTCCTAATTTACAAAATACTACAATTAGCCCTGTAGGTTTAGTTTCTATAGATTCTTCAGGTAGGCTAGGTACTATAACTGATAGCTCATCAGGATTTCCTACAGGTCAACTATCATGGGATGGTTCTAATTTAGATGGGAGTCAAGGTGTTGATACCAGGGTAGTAAGATGGGACGGCAACAACAAGATAGAAAGCTCCGCATGGGAAATAAAGGACACTGGTGAACTGTTACCAATCACATTAGCATCAACACCTAATATAGGAAGTAGCACTAATAGATTAGAAAAAATATTTTTTGGTAAAACTAATAGAAGTGATATTAGTTCAGAGTTTCTTGGTGGTACTGAATTTTTAAATATCTTTAATAATTACCAATCAAAGGGAATACAGATAAACGGAAATGGAACCTTTATTGGTACATATACAGGAGTTACTAATAAAGCATCTATGCAATATGCTGATAGCTCATTACAAATAAGTAGTAATCTCCAAAGTGGTAGCTATAAAGCTGGACAAATAGAATTCAAGCAATCAGGAGGTAACAGCCCTTCAGTAGAAGGGCCAATGATTATCGGTCCTATTGCTACTAGCCTCACCGATGGGCCAACACAGGGTAATACCTTAACGATTAAAGGTGGTTCTGGGTTTACTTTGGCAAATAATTTCACAAATGGAGGTCGTGGTAGATCTATTGTAATATCAGGTGGTGATGCCCGTGCTAATCAAAGTGGTGGAACTGTTTTTATTGGTGGGGGTGAACATGGCCCTAGCACTGGCCCTACATTCAACGGCAATGTTTGGATAGGACGGAACCCATATGCTACCTCAGGGAGTGAAACTTCTCCTAGTATTAAATTTGGTGAAACCGGTTCAGACAGCGGGTATATTACTGTAATTCAACCAAGTGATACAAATTTATATACTGCTGGAGAAAACTACATAGCTTCATTTGTTAAGAATAGTTCAACTGCTAATGCTAAGGGCAGGCTGCAGTTAAGAGACTTGGATGGAACGTCACAGCTTAATTTTGGCGTTAATGTAACAACTTCCGCATTTTCCTCTAATGCATTTTATACCAGGCTGGGTGATAGTTTGATATCAGCAGAAAGTGATATTAATGGTGATGAGGGTGGATTGGCTATAATTTACCAGAATAAAAAAGGTGGTATCAGACTAGATGGTCAAAACCAAAAGGTTATGATAATGGGTAATACTAACCAATCGTTGACTCAGACTGCAATTGATACTAATGCTAACGGTCAATATGATTCAACCGTTGGGGTTTACATGGAAGGTGATATTCATATCTCGACAAATAATAATATAATTACTGCTGTAGATAAGGACAGATACATAATGTTGTCAGGTAATTATGAAGGTGATGACGTTGTGAGTGGTCAGCCGATAACTGAATTGGAGATGAATTGGACTAGAGTAGGGCGTATTGTTACTGTTCACTTTTATTTGGTTCACACTTCGGCTAGTGGCGATAGAGTGTTACCTTTCCCTATAAATAGTTCTGGAAATAGCGGTACACCTACAAATGTGTTTGGTTCTGGGACTGCTTATAATTTTTCCGGTTCATTAACAAAACCTTTATTTGTTGACTTGAGCGGGAACGGATGGAAATTAAACGATCAAACCGCTGGCGGTTATAGCGACCCTAACGGTAAAGCCATGGGCTCATTTAGTTACGAATTATTATAATTATGAATAAAAAAGAAAGAAAAGAATTAGCAAGTTTTATAGATAGGTATAAAGAAATTGAAACCTCTATAGATCTTATGCAAAAAAGTATTCAAAGTTTGGCCGAAAAGAGAGATAATCTTTTTGAAGAGCTTGATACGATGAAAGGTAAGGAAAGAAAATTTATGGATAGACTAATAGAAAAATATGGTGAAAGTGAAATTACACCGTATAAGCTATTACAAGTCTATGAGGAAGGATTATGATAATACTTAAAAATATATTTCAATTAATAACTGACCCTAAGAATACTAGGATGTTCTTATTAGGCGGTATTGTCATACTGTTTGTTTTACTATTAAGACAATGCCAAGCAGTTGATGAAGCCAGGGGTGAGGTTACCAGAATACAAAATAATTGGAATGCTTCGTTAGATGAAATTGAAAATTATATCAATGAAAGAGGTAATGCCGAAGCTGAAGTTTTGGCGCTAAACTTGACTATTAATGAATTAGAAAAAGATCTTAGATTTGAAAAAAATAAACCACCCGTTACTATAATTACAACTGAAACTGTTATTAAAGAGGTTATTGTTGAAGTTCCTGTAGCAGTCATTGATACTGTTATTGGTAATTTTAATTCTGCACTTTTAATAGAAGATTCCGCTAAGTGGGGAAATAGCTCTAGAGAAATTGAAATTTTCGTACCTTATGAAGCACGTGATACTTCATTAAATTTTGGAGAGTCATCTATAAATTTAAGACAAAATATTTGGTTAACTGCATCAATACTAAGAGATAAGCAGACTAAAGAAGTTTTTGTAAATTTAGAGACTGATTATCCAGGAACCATATTTAATGAGGCAGAAGGAATATTAATTAACCAAAAAAGTAAAACCTTTAGAGATTTACAATATCATAATCGAAAGACATTGGGTTTAGGTATACAGATCGGTGCAGGATACGGCATAGATGGAGTATCACCCTTTATCGGTTTTGGTTTAAATTACACACCTAAGTTTTTTCAATGGTAAATAAATAATTAGAATGAAGTCATCTAAATTTATACAAATATCGGATAATATACTTATAGAGTATATTTACACTAGTCAATCAAATCCGACTGAGTTTAACACTGGTACACATCCGATTGAAATAATGAGAGATGGTCATACTGGGGGTAGTTACTTATTTAATACTGATTCTGTATCTGCAGAAATGGGAAATTATAGAGATATCTCGGCTGCATCAATAAGTCCTAATAATACACAATATGCATATTTAGATACAAGTATAGGTGTACCTTATAATGACTTTGATCCATTGTTAACTGATTCTGCTAATGTATTACAGTCTTTCAGTCCTCAAATTAATGTTGCATATGATACATATAGAGTACATTTCATTGCAGGGTTTACCTTTACGGGATATGATGGTATTATTTTTGAGGCGCTAGTTCCTAGGAGAGATGGGGTATTACTTAATCTTTCATCTATAAACTTTTTGAAAACTGATACACCTGTTTTCAATCCTGATCCTGTATTAATAAATGATAAGTTATACGCTACTTACATAGAATGGAGAATACCTTCTCTATATTTTATGAATAATCAATTTAACTCATCAGTCCCTAACGGGGTAGGTTATAAATTAACCGAAGGGCAAGGGTTTTTAGGTACTCCTACAATTACACTTAAAGCTACTGGTATTTATGAGACTATAGTTGATAATAGTTATAGCTATTATAATGTTGAAGAAATTAATGCTGTTACTATTCCTAATAGAGATATCTATGATGATCTTTATGCGAGTGTAACAGAGTCAGATGGTGGGGATTATTTTGAATTAACTGGAGAAGTAACAGGTTCTACATTTTCAAATTTCATAGCTCAATTAAATTCATCAGGTGGTGACTATGTTGTGTTTCATGAAATAAATGTAAGTGAACAAATAAACACATCATTTATAAAAACCAGTACACAAGTCTTTACACAGACGACTAATTTTGATAATCCTATATTATTTAGACCTATTATATTAAATAGTGCAATAGCTGCTTCATTTTCTATTAACTACTTATTAAGGTTATACAATAGGGCAGATAATACTCAAATTATAAAGAATGCAAAATTAACTTCGTTTGATGTTAATAAGTATGGTCGAAGATTAATGAAAATAAATTTAGGAACTGTACCAACAGTTGCTAATGTCTATAATCAATTATCTAATGATGATGGTGCAAATATTATTGTAAATAATGGTGGAGTTGGTAATGCACCTGGACAGACAACAGAAAAAATAACAGAAAAATTAGTAGTAAAAACTAAATATGTTACATCAATCATGGAA